CATCTCTATCAGGATTATTATGCATACTACATGTCCATGTCTGTAATGTAATAGCAAATTCTTCCATGGATTTTTTCATTACTTTCCGCCGTGCTTCTTCCAATTTTCAGGATACTTTTCTCGTAATATCGCATCTATAGAATCTTCAAATTCTTTGCTATTTCTGCCCGGTTTATAAGTGCAAGGGAATTTTAAATCTTCTTTCCCAAAGTTTTCTTTCCAATAGTTGACTATCTTGTTTATTATCATATTCTTTTTCTTTCTGTTAAGCATTCATAGCCTACCATCATTGAAGCTATATTATAATGATTTAATAATGTATCATTTTTCTTACAATATCGTTTATTCTTTAATGAGCGTTCGAAAAAATCTTGTATATCATTTTTCTGTTCTGTCCAATATTCCCACCATTCTGAATCTTTTCTTTCACTTAATATATAATGATATTTTACAAATTCTTTGGTGTGCTTTAAAAATTTATCCATAATTTTATTAAGAGTTTCTATTCTTTTACCTCTCTTAATAATTTCAACGAATTTTTCAACTGTATAACAAGTCATCATTAATGATGTTGCTTCCAACGGTTCAATAAAGCTCTGTGCTAAGCCATTACTAATACAATTTTTAATTGCAATATCCTTCATTTTACCAGATACAAAACTTTTCTTTTCTCCTTCTATACCTGATTCCTCCATTGCCTTTTCATGACTTGTTAAATGATCACAATAAACATAACCGGCGTTCGTTCTATCTTGAGTATCTATCTCCCATCGCCAACCATTTTTTAATGCAGTTGTTACTGTATAAGGTCTTTTTTTATGTTTATCTAATCTACCAACAATATACGAATTGGCTATCATATCTTCATAAGGTTCAAAAGATGATAACCTATTAATCAATATTCTTTCAAATCCGGAACAATCTATAAAATAGTCTGCGTGTAGTATATGGTTTTCTGTTCCGATAGAACGTATTCCATTTTTATCTGAAAGAACAGTGGTAACATCTTCTTCAATTAACCTATATTTACCTTCCAATTCATTTTTACAAGCAAGCCCCAATTTATCTGCCTGTACTTGAAATCCATATCCTGGAATTGAATTATTTTCTGTATCTATTATATTATTTTTACATCTAACTAAAAAATCGCCGTGATAATAATTAAATGTAGTAGTATCAATTTTAGGATGTTCATTTCTCAAAAATTCAATAGAATCAACACCATCTTTTATAAAAGCATCCTCAAATAAATGATACCATTCACTATTCGGTCTTAGCCAATTGTTAAATTTTATTCCATACTTAATAAGAGCTTTGCTATCTTCTTGCCACGACTTAACATCTTCTATAACTTTTAAAATAGTAGGTGTTGTTGATTCTCCTACACCTATAATTTCATTTTCTTTTTTATGGACAACTGTTAATTCACAATCTAAATTTCTTTTTAGATAATGAGATGTAATCCATCCTGCGGCGCCTCCACCAACTACTACGAATCTAACCATGATACTAAATGAGGATGTAAATAATTTTTATAACTTTGGGATCTAGACATATCGAATAATTCTATTTCTTTTTTAACCGATTCTTTCCTTTCAACGTTTCGTATTTTATAAGATTGAATTATTTGCTGATGTTTTCTAGAATCTATGTAAGGCAACTCATTTAATAAAGCTCTACTCAAATTCTTAGGGCTGATGCCCCTATTATCAGGATATACTTCACAATATGAAACAAAAACTTTTTTAGGTAAGGTACAACACCATGACCAATGATTATGAAGGTCTAAGATATTTAAAGCAGAAATAACAACAGCAATATTAATTCTACCCAAATTAGTAGAATTATTTAAAAATAAACGAACGGTTTTATCTAAATCATCAAAACTGGCAGGATGACGTATATAGTCATATCCTTCTTCTATTGAATCTATACTAATTTTAGGGTACTGCTTTTTGAATTGATTTAACTTATCAATAAGTTCATTGTTAAATAAGGTTCCATTAGTATGATACGCTAAGATAGTATCTTTTGCCCAACCTTCTTTAATATATTTATCCAATAAATCTATTATTAATGAATCAAAAAATGGTTCACCACCACTAAATCTTAATTCCTTTACTGGATTATTTAAAAGCCATTTATATTGAATCGAATTTTTTACATTTGGTATATTTAATTCTTCTCTAAATTTACCAGCTGTTATATTTTCAATATCTTTAATTAACCCATTGTCTTTGAAAAACTTCCAATCTAACATTAACCTATGACTTGTTTGTGGATCACACATTCTACAAGCTAAATTACATTTATTAGATAAGGTAAAATCAATTGAATCTAATTGTCCTTTAGGAATTATATCATCATTATGAATATAAAAAGGTTCAATATTCCTTTCTTCCATATTCCAACAAGTTTTACAAAAATCATTCTTGCGATTATTATCAAAATCATCTCGCAACAACTTAAATTGTTCTGATTCAAATATTTCAGGGGGGGTTAATTTATCTATGTCCTGCATTCCCATTGGATCTTCCCATTCCGGGCGAGACATATTACAGCAAGGATGAGACCACTTTAATTTATCGCCGTCCCAATCTTTTAAGGCGATTTGCTTGTAAGGGTAACTACATAACATTCCAGCCAAGCGCCTTTAAAGGAGAAGAATCAGCACATGTTTCTTCGGACTCACCGGTTACATTTTTAAATGGTAATGCTTCCACGTCAAATCCTTCAGGAGCATGTGTTGTTGCAAAATCATATACAGACATTGGACTCCCATATCCAATTTCATAAACTGGTAGTTTCTTTTTCCAAACTTTAAAATTTTCCATTAATAATTTAATAGCATTACAAACATCATCTACATGACACCAATCTCTAGTATGGGTTGTTAGATATCCTATTTCTTTTTGTTGGAGTTGTCTGTAAAACATATCAGGACGTGAGCGCTCGCCCCATACTGTAAAGAATCTCATTCCTATAGCATTATTAGGAGCCATGGCTTCACCGGCAGCTTTTGTCATTGCATAAGGACTTTTCATATCTTTAACGGAAGAACTTGATGCATATAATATTTTAGAATTTTTATAATGATTAAAAATGCGGGCAGTACCTTTTATATTCGTATCACAATAATCTTTTAAATATTTTGGGTCCCAACTTTTACGAACACCTGCTTTTGCGGCTAAGTGAATAACGTATTCCACATTATTATAAGGTAAAGGGTCATTAGTGATATCACAATGAGAATAAGGGACTACCCTGTCTTCCCAGCCTAAACCGGAGCGATCATCAATCCCTTGGACGTCATATCCCTCATCCATTAATGAATTGTATAGATGATGCCCGATGAACCCTTTAACGCCCGTAATTAAGACTTGAGTCATTTCCATTCCTTCAATGTGGTCTCTAAGAGTTTCCAGTAATCTGGTGTTTTTTCCTCAAAGATCTGCGGCTCCTCATTCTCAACTGCCATAACTATAACAATACTATTTATTGGGATTCCTGTGCGTTCTTCAAACATTATTGAATAAGCTGTTGCCTGCAAGAAATAATCTTCACACCATTCTTTCCTTTTTATCTTATTGGATGTCTTCCAATCTAATATTGCTTTCTCACCTTTCCAGTCTGCTACACAATCGCAACGACCAGCGACACCTAATTTTTTAGACCAAAGAGGTATTTCAATACCGGCAATATTATCAAGATGAGAATCTATAAAGGGTTTGATGGTATTAAACAGCTCTCGAACATTTGGTTGACTTTTACCAAAATAATCTGAGTTGTTAGCAAGATAATTTTCTACAACTGTATGCACGTTTGTTCCACGACGTGTAGCTTTTGTAGTTATTTTATTTGCTTCTTCTTCACCAATTCTTTCCCTCCATTCTTTAAAAAATTGGGCTTTTTTTCTACCTAGAACGGTTGTAATGGAGGGAAAGGAGCCGTCGGGCGTTTTGTACACCCTCTGGCCATCTATATTAGTGGTTTGTAATTCTTCAAATTCAAGTTCTACATGATTAAACATTCATATTGCTCCCCGGATAATTCCGCTTCATTTGTTTCAGGTGATCAGTAAAAGCTTCGTCTGGTTTCTTTTTGTGACCTTTTGCTGTTGTGCCTGAAATATTATCATATACAAATCCGGGACAGTGAACTTTCATTGTTACCGTGTCCTCGTTACAAGAAGGACACGGCTCTTTAGTTGGTTTATCGCGATCTGCTATTTTAAAAAATTCTTCAAACTCATGACCGCATTCACACTTATAATCATAAAATGGCATAATTTACCTATAAAAAATATGAGTATCAATTTTTACTGTTCTTTTTTTGTATTTAGACCAGCGTGGATCATCAATATAATCAGCATGGTAATGTGTTGCACCATCTGTTATATCTTTTAAAAAACTACCCTTTTTATATTTGCTACTGTTATAAAACCATGCTGATAGTTTTTGTATCTTTTCCCAATTTTTTCCTGGATATGGTACGTCATGTTTACCATCGCAATACCAAGAAAATTGACACAAGTCTCGTTTAGGATGACCATTTGCGTGAAGCTGGGCATCATGAACTACCTTACAATAGGAGTTCGGGAAATTTTTATCTAGAACTCTATTAAGTGTAACATGTGCCACTGCTAGTTTCCCAGCAGTACTTTCAATTGCGGCTTCGAAATAGATATTCTTTGACAAACAGGCTATTTCTTCCTGTTGATTTACATAATTATTATTTGTTCCTGTCCATTTGCTAATCGGCTTCGTGAAGCTTACACGTGGGGTTTCCAAATGTTGCTTTAGAGTAACGCTTTTGTTGGGGGTGGACTCAACTTTAGCAGCGTCTGCTTTCTGATGCACGATTTTTACGGGATAGGATACTACTGCTAATAAGATAGCAATAGTAGCTATTATCTTAAACATAAATTGCTCCGAAATGTTAATTCACATTCCCATGTATGTAAAAAATGGTACTACTTGCTTTTTTTAGTTTCCGGCATTGGCGGAATGAGATGAGGAAACACTTCCGCCACTAACTTATAAGTCAACCCACGAACGCCGAGATCTTTCTTACTCAATTTAATAAGTAACTCAGCTTCAGTTGGTGTCACACTTTCTAACATAGTGATGAACATTGTTTCTCTTTTTATAGGATTAATGTTATTACCAGCACAAAAGTCAGTACCGCCGGGGCCTTCTGCAAAATATCTCAATTTACGGATCTGTCCGTATAACAATGTTGATTGTGGATCTTCTGCTTGAGCTTGGTACGGTGGATTACCTTCAGGCAATAAAAATTTTACATCTGGATGAAACACGTACCACAGTAGGTTCTCCAAATGGTGACTTTTATTTTGTGTTAGTAATTCTCCTCTCTCTTTCTGACTTTTAGCTTTGTCAATCGCGTTAAATAATTCTATAAGTGTCATAATCTAAAACTCCTGAATGGATTCAGTCAATTCTTTAAGTCTATGCTTAATAAAATAACTAAGCATTTTATCACGGCCGGTGTACTGTTTTCTTTCATACCGTGTTTGTATATTTATCTGAATTGAATCCGGTATACACTCTAAATCTATAAGAGTTTCATTCCTCTTATAATTGCGTAAAAGCTCTCCTTCAAACAATTCTTCTGGGTTTCCGCTTATCCATTTTTCAATTTTCTTCTTTGAAAGTGGCTTTTGACGTAACCCTTCTACCAAACAATTATCATTTGACAATATATTTGGTACTCCGTCACTACGATCACCTTTTACAATTAAAGCCCTTAGCTGTTCTTCAGGTTTAGGGTCATTTAAAAATTTCTTTGTTAAAGGAGACCATTGTGAAATGTTATTATATTTTTGTAATTGGATAAAATCTTTATCTGATGAAACAATTAAAATAGGATCTGTATTATAATTCTTACATATAACGCCTATAATATCATCTGCTTCACATCCATCCATAGTAACAACCTTATAAGGCATGTATTCTTCTAATTCAGAACGAATATCATCAATAACTCCAAATAAAGCTTTCCAATCTATATTCTGTTTATTTTCTTCTCTGGCTTTCTTACGATTTGCCTTATATAATGGAAAATAATCTTTTCTCCAATTATTTTTATTATCGCAACAAAAAACCATGTCACTTCCATATTTGTCGCAAAAACGATTACGAATCATCTTAATGTTATTCATAACCATATGGCGAACCATATCATTTTCTTTTCCAGGTTCAAATTGCTTTTGAAATATCATAAAATTAGCAATTATCATCTGATTATAATCAACGAGTATCATTTTTTCTTTTTCTTTTTGTTTTTATTCCTTCTATACCAATTTAACTTAACAGGTTTAATATTTTCCTTTTTCACCGTTTGAATGTTATCGCATTCCTCAATCAAATTATCATAAAATTTGATTAATCTATTTTTAATAATTCCATTTAAATGGCTATATGCTTCTTTAAGATCCGGGTCGCCATCTTTTGCTAATCGTATCTCCTCTGCCATTAAATTTATTTCTTCTTTCAAATGTTTTGCAACAGGCTTAGTAATCTTATTTTGTTTAACAAAGTTCTTGAAATTAAATTTATCTTTAAAACCACTATCAATTTGTTGTTCTACAACTTCTTCTACATCAAATGCCAATTTCTTTGCCAGAGCACGCATTCTTTGCTGAATATCTGGTTTTACTTTATTTTCCTGTATTTCTTCCTGTTGATTTTTTCTTCTATTAGCAATATCTTCAATCTTTTTAAGCTTCTCAATAAAAAGAGTTTCAAGTTTCTCCGGACATCGATCAAGCCCTCGTGTTTTTAATCGCGCAATATAACCAACATGCATTCCTACTTCTTGTAAATCTATTGGTTTAATCTTTTTAGGTGATGTTGTCTTAACTTTATTCTTTTTATAATATTCAGAAACAAAAACCATTGTTTCTTTAAAATCATAAAATTTATAATACCATCTAAATGAGTCATGCATTCGATCTGTTAGAGCCTCTTCATCCATTTCCATCCAATCCCTTGGATCAGGCTCCTCACCCATATGCTTCGCTTCAAGTGACCTTTTCTGAAATGCCATATTAACTCGCCTCTGGAGGCTCAGGTTGATTATTTTGTGTTTCCATTACTATCCTATCAAAAACATTAAATGAAACAGGCTCCCAATTCAATTCTTCTCCGTATTCAAAACATAACACCTTACCATCATGTGCTTGTGCTATTATCATTTGGCCTCCACCAAATAAACTAGGAATACTTTGTCCCATAACATGAATCCATAATGGCATATCCTTATGTTTGTAAAAACTATCCACTTTTAAAGGTACATCAGTTTCTGCTGTGGCCTTTTTAAGATTACGACTCTTCTTGAATTCTTGCAAGTCTATAATTTTCATGTCTTGTTTTTAATTCACACATTACGTAATGTAATATGATAGACATTACGCTTTCGCATATTTCCATATGATTATAGTTAATATGTATAAATTTCTGAACTTTAGACTTACATACACCACCATCATATCCTAAGATACCATACGTCTTAATCCCGTTTAATTCAGCGTAATCAACGGCTCTAACGACATTTTCTGAGTTCCCACTGCCACTTATAACAAATAATGAATCACCTTCATTAGCGAGCGTTATAAGCTGATTTACAAATATATTAGCATAGCTATCATCGTTAGATGTAGCAGTGATGAAACCGATATCGTTACTAAGAGAAATAGCCCTAATCCTAGGTTTTGAACTTCCATTTTCAATAACCCCTTTTGATAAGTCTTGTGCAAAGTGACTTGCATTTAACGCACTCCCACCATTACCACAAATAAAAAATTGTTTATGAGACTTGTATGCCTCCCAAATACCTTCTATAAGATGATTTATATGATCTTGTCGTACAGCTTGACATATACCATCCACATCATCCGCAAAATGTTTCCAAGTTTTACTTTTCATTATTTAATATTATCCTTGATCCTTGGTTATCAAACTTTATTCTGAAAGTATCTAAATCTTCAAATTTTGATTGTATACCCTGAGGATTTTCTGTCATAAAGAGTAAATATCCTCCTCCTCCAGCTCCACAAATTTTATAACCTATTATATCTTGCAATGCTCTGTTTATCAACAGATTTATTTTATCAGTTATAATACCTTTTGCCAATTCTTGTTTTATTCTCATTGAATTAAGCATTGTGAATCCAAATTCAAGATATTCTTTTTTATTAAGTTGTTTCAAACCCTCTTCAACATATTCTGCCATTCGATCATATTTCTGAACTTTTCTCTGGGTATTTTTTCTTTGATCTGTCAAAATATCTGATGATTGTCTATGAATACCCGTATTAACTAAAACGAACATATCCTCAAAGTTTTCATCAATATCTAATTCATTAACAGTAACCCTGTCAGGTTTCCTAAAGGAAATGGTATTAAAACCGCCGTAACTGACAGCAAACTGGTCTTGTTTGCCAATTGGCTTCTTTAATATTTCTATCTCAATACGGCATGCTAGATGAGCTATATCGGCATGGTTTAAATCTGCTTTAACTAGTGTTCCAATTGCATGTATTAGTCCTACTAAGATACTTGATGATGATGCAAGCCCTGAACCTTCAGAAGGTATATCTGCTAACGTTGTAATCTCTAAACCAAAATCTATCTTAAAATGTTTAAGTACTTCACGGATGTATTCATGCTGAATTTCCTCAATAGAATTGCAAATTTCTTTCTTAGAATAATTACAAACCCATTGTTTCCTGTAAAGCTTATTTACTACAACATATGTATATTTGTCTATCGCAGCGCTGATCACTTTTCCTGGTTTACCAGCGTTTTTATAATATTCTGGCAGATCTGTTCCGCCGCCAATAAAACTAACTCTTAGAGGTGTTTGGCAAACTAGCAATTCTCTCCTTTAACTCAGTTGAACTATAATCATGATATCTTCGACAATAATGAATTTCAATATTTCTATTTAAACATATATTATACCCTGTTATAAACAAATTGTCACGTAAATATTCTTCACCTAAAAATCTCATATGAAGAGGTGTTATTGTCTTGAGTATATTCTTAAGATCTTTTTCTGATTCATATGGGATAATCTCATCCACATACTTACATCCTTTTAATTGTACCCATCGCTCAAAGCATGATTGTACTACATTCTTTTTATGTCCGGGTGATGTATGCAATCCAACAATAAGATAATCACAATGTTGTTTCGCTTCTGCTAACATTGTAATATGTCCGGCGTGTAATAAATCAAAACACGAAAATGCTATTCCTCTAATCAATTAACGTACTCCTCCATCGTTATCACCATCAACTGCGTTATCTGATCCATTCTTTCCTTCGGTGAGTTCATCTTCAATCTCCATTAAATCTAACATTTCAATCCACTTAGGAGCTCTATACTCCCAGCTATAATACTTGTCGGCATGTTTCTTTGCTCTATTAATTATATCTAGAGTTTCAGAGTCCCAATAATTATCCATCAACTTATCTAACTCATCTGCAAACCTATAACAATGTTCAATTTCATCTTTAACATAAGGATACATAATTGCATGATCAGAACATGTTTCAGGTAAGGCTCCTAAATTATTTGTTAACATAACAACTCTTGCGGACATGGCTTCCATAGCTGTTCGACAAGATGTCTCCTCCCAAATACAAGGATAAGCCCAAATATGCATATCTTTCCATTCTTCTCTTAAGGGCCTTCCAATAACAGAAGGATGTAAGGTCATATTAGGATTCGCTTCTATATGATCAAATAACTCTTTATAAGGTTGATCATTTTCTTTCCATCCATAAACACTATAAGACGAATAAACGTGTAAATGCCAATCATCCCTTTCAAGTTCATGTAAAGCATTACATAAAATATGCAATCCTCTTTGAGGAGTAGAACAATATATTAAATTTAGTTTATCCTCTTTTGGTTTTTCATATTGATCGTGAGGAAAAATCGCTGTTTTCATTACCTCACATTTAGTGGTGGGTAAACTATATTTTGATATAAAGGTCATCATTTGCCAATGACTAGAAAAAATAAATTTTTCAAAATTCTCATGGCCGGAATTATGTTCAAGGAGCTTATGACATGGATCGCCTGCTAAATCATGGAACCACCATATTTTAGGTAAAACGGTTTGCATATCATCATCATATAATCTTGATATCACCCATTGATAGTCTGTCTTATATTTTTGTGGTAAATGGGACCACAATTCTAATGTTGTCAATTCTGTTCCGCCAAAAGACCTTTTCGCAATATTACCTTCACGTCTTTGTGGAATATCTGTTGATTTGTAAATATCTAAATTCATGTTGTCTCGAATTTTAATGTTTGAGGTACATTTAAAATATAATTTATCATTTCTAAATGAAAATCTTTATTTGCTTGCCTACATTCTTCAAGCGCATGTTTATACTGATGTTGTTCCCTATCATTTAATTCCTTCCACCAATCAGGTGCAGGACAAAGAATTGGTTTATGTTTTAATCCATGAAATTTAGAAGCCCATGGAAAGGCAACAACAGCTTTTCCTAAAAGAGTCGCCCAATAAGCCCCATGATATGAATTTGTGACAACTACATCTGAACTTCCAAGAAATTCTATTACTTCTTCAAATGTTTGTTTGTTATCATTTGCCATATGAGGATAGTCCCATGTTTGTTTAGGCATCATATGAATAATAAACATTGGTAGTGATTGATGTGTAAAGAAAACAATATCATTTTTTACTTCATATTCTTTATCAAAGGCTTCATGCATGCAACTCGCGCATGGAACCCATCTAGCTGAAGGTACCGCAGTATATATTCCAGGATACCAATCTCTAATACCTAATAAATCAAATTTTCTAATATAAAAGGGATATGATATATCTATTGGAGGAATAGATTGTGTTTGTTCATCCATACTAACATAAATATGTTCTCCTATTCCCCATCCAAATACTTTATAATTACCATTTTTCTGATTTGTTATAGTATGCGCCATAGGTCTCATTTGTCCTATGAGTCCACCTCCACCATAAATGATATTTTCATGTTCCGGTTCATATGCATGATCTAATTTCCAGATATCTTTTGTATTACCTGGTAGATCAAAGTACATAGCAGGGGAACTATACCAGTCACCTATGTTAGTCTCGTCTGTCCTAAATATATTAGTAAATTGCAAATCTTGAGGGTACATATGGACGAATTAAATGATTTTGGTTTTAGTACGGTAAGTGAATCGGATTTTACTGCCACGGCTAAAGAACCAGAAACAAAAGTGGTTGAAGCCGCTGTTAAAGAAGCTAAAGCTGGACAAATAAAAGAAGTTGAAGGTACAGTGAATAAAATATGGAGTTTGTTGGATTATCATTATGAAGATATTGATAAACATAAAGACAAATTAAACAAAGAGTATGAAATAAAAATGAAAACAGTTGAAGATATGATTGTTCCTCTGTTGAACAATTTGGCAAAGTCTTCAACCAACGAATACATATATTGGCCAAATAGGCGAGAGATACTAGAAAAGCAAATCGAGAAGATTACTGAGCATACTCGAGACGTAAATATATTCACTGATTAACTCCATATTTACAAAGGAAGTAGGAATCAACAATATCATTAGCCGGGTTACCTGACTCTTGAACTAAATCAAAAGTGCCTGGCTCTGTTTTCCATGCTTCTAACATTGCATCTTTATTAGAATTTCCCTTCCCTGTGGCATACTTCTTAATAACTGTTGGAGGAACGATTTCATAGCGGAAACCGTTCTTTTTTAATGTATATTTTAATATTCCAACATTTTCCGCAATATGAAAAACTCTGCCTGTAGATCCAAATGAATAATCTTCCAAAACAACTTTGGACACTCTAAAATTGTACTGACGGATTACCTCTATGGTCCAGTCTGCCAAAAACATATACTTATCTAGATCTTTCAACTCTTTTGGGAATTTATAACAATTCACATTTTGAAGGGCGGACCACCGAGGCCGCCACTTATCCAAACCAAAAAAATGATAAGAACAATTACTGGGATTAAGTATTCCATTTTTATAAATGCACACTGCGGGACTATTCATTGAATAATCTATACCTGCACATATCAATTAAAATCCTAACTGTTGCAATTCTTTTATACTATTTTTTGTTGAAGTGTGATGAATTGCAATTCCACCTTTAGCCCTCCATTCGATTACATTGCCTTCATGATCATCTATTAATAGATTAGGAGAAAGGTTCTCCTCAACAGCAAAATACTGTTTTTCTTCTCTGTAACAAGCATGTATTTTTGAGGGGTATATTTTATAATGGTTGAAGGCCCATTGATATTTTTGGACCCTTGATTTTTCAAATCTGCCTTTTTTAGGAATAGCTGTCAGTAAGTGAATATCAAACATTCCACGAATATATTCAACTAATTGATCCGCATCAGGCATTTTTTCTAAATTGAGGAATAATTCAGGATCGACTTCATCCCATCTATTATCCCATAATTTTTTACTTTCAAATTTTTTAATAATGGCGCCATCAAAATTTGCTAGAACACCATCCATATCTATAAAAACTATCATCTTCAATCATAAATAAAATTTGTATCCGGGTTTCTTTCCCTATACGATTTATCGAGACCATCCTCCAACCAAATCTTTCCAGATTTAGCAGGTGAATTCTCGATTGATTTCCAGATCTGCGAAAGTGTACGTTCATCTAAAGAATCAGTATAAACCTTTATAACGCTCATACAATCCTCAACATATTTTTCGAAGTCTGTTTTCATATTACCCTTTATTATACGGCAAAGTTATTTAAAAATCAAGTAAAAAATTTCTATATTAAATCAACCACTTCGCAGCCACCAGGAGCTGCACATGCTGCAGATTGAGCTCCAGCAGTGTGATCTTCTTTCTCATAATCTCCTAATGCCGTCCAATCTACTTCTTTAGGCATTTTCGCTGATAGCTCATCATGTTCTTTTTTATCGCAATCTTGATATGGTGCTTGCTTATAAGTATGTTCACTAAATGGTAAAAATGAAATACCACTGATATTATCAAAATTGTCCCATACCCAATTGCCTACACCCAACCATTCATGTTCTTTAACAGAAACTGTAACAGATGGTTTATGTTCACACCAATGATCTTGATATAATTTCCAAAGTTCCAATTGTTCTAAAGCATTCATATCATTTCTACAAATAGCACCTTTTGGACTCTTCTGTGGAAATGAAAATACTGTTGTATGTTCTGGTTTTGTTACATCAGGTTCATTAGGGAATCCTGCTTGCATCATAAATTTACACAAAGGATCTTTATTATCTGCTCGCACTGTTCTGATGTAATAAGGATTATGACGGGCATGAATACCACTAGCAGAATCAACCAACTGAGAAACAGTGCCCGAAGGTTTAACACACGTAATGGCGGCCGATCTAGGGATACCAAGTTTATCAGCCCATTCTGTATTTGTTTTAATGGCAATATCACGGAGTTCTTCCAATAGTTCACCAGTTTTCTTTTTACCCACTTTACCATTTGTTAATCCATTATCCATGATTCCAGTAAGTGAGACTCCCAGTAATCGTTCCTCTGCGCAGTTTCTGTTCCACTCTCTTGTAAGATATTTGAAGTCGGTGAGTGTGGATTGAAATGTTCCAAGAATGGTCGCACTGCGAACTTTGTCTTTGAGATGCTCTCTAGTGTCTGTCCCCCTGACAACGACTTCAGATAAGTTGCAGAATTCTCGGGATCGTAAAATGATCTCACTGCACGGATTTGTGCCGAAGTCATCTCTGGGTACTCGTCTTCGAATGTAATTTCCACTTCCATCTTTTTCTCTTTCATTTAATTTTTCTACTTGATTTTTGGCAGACATACTGTTATAGATTCCTCGTTCTCCGGATTTACTATCGTAGAGAGATAACCACTCCCGCATGAAAGTACCAATGTCTGGTCTTTCCTTATAGTTAACCGAATTATTCGCGAGGGCACGTTGGACATCGTTTTTCCACCATTCACCTGCTTTAGCGAATCGCATTTCACGATCATTGAGATCAGATAAACTGATAAGAGCGCTACGCCTGACCCCACCCACAACAACAACTTCCGCCGTTTTACAAATGATATCATGACATTCAACTGGTTTGAGTTTTCTTCCTGCGGCAAGTTTAAATATCCCCGTAACAAAGTTAAATAAATCAACTAAAGGTTGTGGGCCACTTGCTCTACCTCCGAAAGTTTTTAAAGGCATCCCAGCTGGTCGAACTTTACTAATATCCCATTTAGGTATTAGACCTTGATATAATAAAGCAACTAATTCTTTATATGCTTTACACCATCCCAATTTACTATCAGCAACTACAATGATAGTATCTGTAGGATAAAATTCTTCTGCAATTATTGGCATCTGTTTTGTATGCTCTTCTTCAACAGAAAAACCAACTCCTGTTCCATTCATTAAAACATACATAATTTCATCAAATGTTCTAGGCTGATCACATTTAATATATGAACAATTATACCCCGCAACATTTTCTTTTCTTAACGGAACACCAGCTGTCATCATACATCGCATAGACGGCATAATTTCCATCTTTAATACTGCTTCTTCTAACTGTTCTCGTTCTGCTTCACTTAATTTAAAATTACATTTTTCTTTTAAATCTTCTTTAAAAAAATCAAAATATCGGCCAACTGTTTCTGGCCATGTTTCTCGCCTTTCTTCATCATATCTCCATCTTGCATATCTTGAAAGATGAATAAAGGACTGGTATTCTGTAGGCAAATTCATTTCTATTCTTCCCCTTCTATCGTTTTCAGCTTTTCTAAAAATTCCGTTGATTCTCGCTCTGATAATCCGTACTTTGACATTACCCAACTACCATTTAAATTGTCTCTAATAATATTTAATTCTCTTTGAGAAAATGAAACCGCATTTTGAACATAATCTTCAAATGCCTCACAACAAAGGGGAAATTTTGGTTTTACCATGCCGTACATGGCAACTGCATAATCTCTAACTTCTTTTTGTGCGTGTCCATCCATTCTCAATTTACAAAACTTAAAAAAGTTATGTAAATCTATTTTCCAGATAGCCTCTGTATAATTGCCAACAGGCAGTACTGAACGTGATAACTCACGAGCTAAATCAAGATCTAATAAATTTTTGTAGGCCCAGGAAGCATTGTCATAGATTCTGTTAAATTCATATTTAACCAAACCTTTACTTTCAATTTCTTCCCCCCTACCTTGGTTATTCTGTTTTGATTGCTTTTGAATATCATTATCATGAGGTACGTAAAAATCATTACTCATAATCGAGTATCGTCCTGAATACTCATTTAAGTTCGCCGTCCTATGCCGAACTATTTGTCTCATTACAAAAATTGGTAACTTCATATGAAACTTAACTTCACACATCTCAAAAGGTGATGTATGACCATGCCTCATCAGATACCGAATAAGATTTCTTGTCTGACTAGTCTTTCGTGTTCCCTGTCCATAACTTATTCGAGCCGCATCTTCTACTTCTTCATCATCACCCATTATATCTAATAATTTAACAAATCCATGCTCATGGACTTTCACTTCTTCACTCATATTCTTTTCCATTGATTCAATTTTACCCTTGCAGGTAAGCCACGAAATGTATTTTTATTTATGGTATCAACTATGTCTAATATGTCCATTCCATCTAGCACCATATCATTAATATCTTTAACTTTAATTGTGTCAGGCCAGATGCAAACTGCGAAACCTTTCTTCACTGTTTTATGCATTTTGTCTACAATTTCTTTATTTCGTCGTTCATTATCATACACAAAGGTAACGTCTCGAGCATAAAATTGACCCATATCTTCCATGTCACTTCCTGCCATAGCTAAAGCATTAGGAAGAAACATACTATCAATAGGGCCTTCAACAATATAGGTTAATTGTTTCGGATCATTTCTATCTAATCCAAAAAGTTTGCCAGCTGTTTTATCAATCTTAACGGTGAAATATCTTAAAGTTGAATCTTCTAAACTTCTTCCTTGTGCGGCTATTAACTTTCTATCTTTATCAAAAAATGGGATAATAATTCTGGGATCATCTGGTCTTAATCGTGCGGCGAGTTCTATATCATATTTGCTAACCCAACTCTTAAAGCAATCTGCAAAATACATATCATGATAACGAACTTTAGGTATCCTTCTTACATCACAAAACTTTACAGCTGGATGATTTGCGCCTAGTTCATTTAGTGAAGGACATCCCACTTTTTTAAATTGAGGTTTTCTAAAAACTGGTACTTTTTCTTCTCTCTCTGGATGAGTATCGTCACCGGCTTCTTCTCTATATTTTTCAAAAGAATATTGCTTAGATAATGTTGGATCAATTTTATCTAATAATACTTTTAAAGGTCCACCAGAACCACAATTATGACATTTAAAAATTAATTGTTGTTTTTTATTGAAAAGATAGCCTCTAGCTTTAAATTGATTCTTAGATGAATCTCCACATAATGGACATCTGAAATTGTAAAGCTCTCTAGATTTTCTTGTAAAACGTTGTAGGCGGGATGATAATAAATTTGTATACTTATGATCTATGTAAAGACTCATATCTCTCAATTATGGGGGTTTAATATAATAATTATATTATAACATAATAAATAATAAATTTCAAGGATAAAAAAAGGGAATCAATTGATTCCCTTTTTTGCCGAGGATGTACTTCAGCTAAACATTCTTACAATCTTAACGATTTCAACCCCTGCATTGATCGCCTCTTCTACCATTACTTCGGTATCTTCAGCTAAGTCAGCTAATCCAAATTCATCCTTGGCATATTGTACCAATTCTGCGAATTCAGCATCGTCTAGGTCTTGTAGTTCAACTAAAACGTCTTCAATATTGTCGATAGCTGGCCCCAACTTTTTTAAAGGTTCAATAAAGTCCATTGCATCTGACCAACCAATATCGCCGTCTTCCAATGCCGAAGCCGTTGCTTTTCCAAGTGAAAACACAAAAGCTAAAACGTCTTTTGTCTCTTGTATTCCTGCCATAATTACCTTTCTAAATTGTTACATTTTGTGATGGGAAAATTCTTAGATGCTCTTTAATCCCTTTCCTAGCTAGGATTGGCATAGCATCACCTTTTTTCTTTTTCTTTCTAATAGGTGGATCATCACCTGCTTCAGCACTACCTGCAATTCCACCTGCGCCCATTGACATTGTAGGCGCATCTTCTATAACTTCATCTTCAGGTTCATAATTTGATCCTAAAGTTGTCATTACAGGTAAAATTGCCGCCAAATACATTTGAATTTTAAGAGGATCTAATCCCATTGCCTGTGCAGTTGCTATTGCATGCTGTGCTTTTTTACTATTCATATTTCTATGAACATCTTTGAATTTAGTCACAAGGTTCTCATCAACCGCTTCTTCTTTCAAAAACGTTTGATCAGGATCATTCATATCTAATTGCCATTCACAACACATATCTTCGTAAATAATGGAAAATTCTTCTTCTAAAAACTTTTCATCTTGTAATAACTTTAGTTGCTTCTCTTCTCTAAGCAATAACAAGGCCGCAGCATAAGTCGCAATTCTTGACTTACCACCAGGCACTTTTCCTAAAAGTCTTTTCAAATTGAAAATAAGCGTATCCATCATTGTATAAGCATCGCGTTGATCTTGAGTGGTAAAATTTCTTTTCTTAATAAGATTTTTACCATTCTTATCAACAATGCCTAATGCATATGCTTTAGTTTTTTCGAAGGGAGTTACCAGGCGCTTTAAAAAGGAAAATAGGAAGAATAAATCTGAACCCTGTGTTAATGCTGATCTTAATCCTATAGGCATCTTAGCTGCTTTACTACATGTTGATCTAATTGAATATCACCGTCTCGGATATCCATACCTTTTACGCCACGAACTATTTTGGGCATTCTTCTTAAATAAATTAAAAAGGGTTTTAATACTGCCCAACTGTTGTCTTCAATTTTATAAAATAATATTCGCGTACCGGATTCATTATCAAATAGATTATATATCATAATCAAATGGTTAAGAATCAACCTTTCTTTCAATTCACCTGATGCAAGATAATGATTTAAGTGTCTTTTTAAATACTTAAATCTTTTCATATCATCACTATAATCCTCTGTACTTATACATTGAGGATTATTGTATTTGTGCATGCAGAAAAGTTCGATATTATTTTCAGTAATATCATCAAAATTCATTCGGCTCGATCTTTTCTTCTTCTTTCACGGGCTCTTCAGATGGTTCATCTCCTGGAGCATCATCAGAATCCTCTGATTTATCACATATACTCAAATAATGTTGACTAACCTGTATGGCACCTTGAAGGGAAGACAGTGTGGAGACAAGTTGTTCTTCTTCTCCCCTCACTGCGTCTAACCTAGTCCTTACATTTACAACATCTTTTTGTAAAAACTCAATTTGCTTTTCAATATCTTCACGTTTAATCATAATAATCCATTAATTATATATTAAGCAATTCCATCCCAAAGAAGGACATATTTTGTAATACCAGATACATTACATTTAATTGCACCGTTAGCAGGTCCCGTATATGATCCAGAAGTATTTGCTCCGGTTGTCAAAAATGGCCCAACGTTTGCACCGGCTGCGGCACCATATCCACCTGTTGGTGTAGCGTCAATAGCATATGATACATTTTGTGAAGCACCCGTCAATGAACTTGCAACATCAAACTTAAGAAAAGCAGTTGGTGAAGCACTAGGCGCGGCGGCACTATTTGCGTGTGATGCGATAATACAATATGACTTACCTGCAGACGAATCTGTACTGTCAAATGTATTAAGATCTAGAACACCTTTAACAGCTGACACTTCTGAAGTAAAAGCAACGTTTCCATCATGGATTTTTGCTGTTCCTGAAGAAGCTGTTAATACAGCAACATTACCTTGATTTAAGCCTGTTGCTTTAACATCAACTGTAACATCTGATGTTACAATACTATCAAAAACATTTGCAGTCGATGGGGCTAAATTAGCGGTGTGTAGAGTTTTATGAATTACCTCTGTTGTTGCTTGTGCGGTTCCGGTAATTGTATGTGTTACATTACCTACAAATGATTTAACAGTTAACTTTTTGTTAACTGGAGATCCTGAAGGATCATCAATTATATGTAAAAGGTCTTCACTTGCTGCTTCTGATGCAGCAGTTAAAGCCGTTATTTTCTTATCAGCCATCTTATCTCCTTGCTGGCGTCGTGATGGGACTCATCACCAGTTAAAATCATGCTGAGAATCGCTCACTCTTGCGAAGGGTCTTCCTCAGACATCCAAAAACTATTTATGATACTAAACCTAATCTTTCTAATTCGGCTATAATATGTGCCGCGGTGCTAGCACCTGCGACAAATGTTGCATTGGCTGATACTGGTGTAGTACCAAAAAATCCAACTGGATCCGCGGATTCACCTAATTGTAGACCACCCACAAATCTTATTACTGTGGTATTTGCAGATATGTACATATCTTTTTCTGTACCATCTTCAAACGCCATATCTATTCCAGATTCTAATTGCAAATTACCAGTTTCTGAAAAGGTACTGGTAAAAGAACCATTTTCCGGAACACTATCTTCAACTAAAATACTTCCCTGAAAATCAATTCTGGATTCTATTAAACCGACAATTTGCCATTTATCTGTAACTTTGTGTCCTGTAACACCATCAAATTTAATACTTACACCATTTGCTAATGCTTGCGTAGTTCCGTCAATAGTGACAGTTGCTGCACCGGTCTGAGTATTTCCATCTCTCCACCATTTAAATGTATCATTTGCTGAAGAAGATGTTCCATCAATCTCTACATGCCATACAGAATTTTCTGCCATATCTAAGGTCCCCAAAATGACAGTCATATCATCCTGTTCACCTTTCAATACTTCTGGCTGTAAAACAGTTTTAGAATTTCGTAAATTTAAATCTCTTGCAATATTAGTATCAGCTCTAGATTGAACCTTATTTGCTACACTTCTAGTTGTTGTATCTGTAGAAAGTGCTGATAGTAATGTGTCTACACGTATTTTCTTATTTACAGGATTACCCGAAGGATCATCAACTATAATTAATAAGTCTTCCGCTGTAGGACTATCATGTGTATTTAAAGCGGGTATCGTTTTATCTGCCATTAATTTTCTTCCAATTCAGGAACATCAATCTCTTTAGATTCAGCTGTTTGTAGTAATGCATCAAGGGCTTGTATAGCGCCGTCATAACTATGTATACCACGTTTACTTTTTTCTGCTTCGTCATTAAGCTGAGAAAGTTTTTGGGTAAGTTTTTCTTTCTCAGCTTTGTATGACTGTAGTTGCTGTAATACTATAGCAACATTTATATTTTCCACATATTCCATAATATCAGTTAACTATTAAGTTACTGTCAATGTTACCGCAGTTAATCCTGAAAGAACTAACAATGCTACAGTTGATCCATCAGTTGTATCTTTAATTGTACCACTATTTAGTGCCACATTAGATCCACCCAATGTAAGAACGTCATCTGTTGCAACTGTTTGACTTGCTACGCTGAAAGTGAGTCTGTTTGTTCCAGAACCTGAAGCGTATGAAGCTGTATGTGGTCCTCGACCAGATCCAGTTCCTTGGTTACCGTTTGCAATAGCAACTTGTGGTGTTCCAGTAACTGTAACTCTTTCATCCCAAGTGACCTGAACAGCAATTGTTCTTGATCCACCTGTGATTGCTGATGCAGTAAATCTCATTGATGTAACAGTTGGTGCGGCAAGAGCGGTACCAAGTTCGCCCATTGCAACTAGAATCTCTGGGGCAGCTGAAGCATTTTTACTGGCTTTAGTATTAATAACCCAGCCATTGTTAGCGCCATAGATATCTTGTTTATTGTATTGTGCACCTTCTGTGGTACCAACCCATTTTGGTTTTTGTGCCTGAGTACCAGCAGCGGCTTTTCCCCATAGAGGCATGAATTTCTCCTATTAATTTTTAAATATTTATAACAACTCTTTAAACTCATCCATAGATATTGTATCTATGTTTGGAATTTCTTTATTAAAGCACTCTTCTTCCTGAATATGTACAAAATTGACTTCAGGAAAATGTTCAGTAAACATAACTTCAAAATTCTGAATCCACCCTGCCGCTTTCACTGGCAATGCATAATTAGGAGCATAACAATCTGTGTCTTTATATATATTGTTTACTTTTCCATCATTTATGTTAAAATCAAAACCCATTAAATAAACCGTTTCCGGTTTTTCTTGTTCACAACATATCCAAGTTGCGAGTGGTCCTGAATCTAACATTGGTATATGTTTTAAATCGTCCACCACATCTATTTTATCTTGTTCTGATACCCATGTAAAATAATGAACCGGTTTATCTAGCAGATCCATTGTATGAGTATCATCATGATAAACTCTACTTATTTCTTGTCCGTAATAGGCGAATTTATATCCTGTATTCTTATTCTCTATTACTTCAATATCAGGCGTAACTGTTGACCTGAAAACTGGATACATATCAGGATCCAGTAACTGAAAATTTCTAAACCAACAATGATGTAACTTTGGATACTGTGATGTTACTATTTCATGCAGCATCTTATTGTCTATACATATAAGATGTGTAGGGTTCCAATCCCTATACATCGCATTACATCCATATGTTGTATGATCCAATAATAAATTAAGATTAAAAGCCTTACGACTTTCACCGTTTCCAATCACTACATTCATATTGTTTGTTTATACTTCTAGTCCGGACTCTTCTTTTTCACCCTGTGGATCAGCTGGTCTAGGGGAAGCATATGAATATGCATCGCCTACACGTGATATCTGTCCTGCTTCTAACATATCATCCAATAACTTTTGTACTTGCATTGGACTACACTTCAATGCACGAGCAATTGAAGTAGCTGAAGCTGGCGAATCATCAGAAGCAAATTCGGCACCAACAGGTACTGCCCTTTTTACACGACCAAAAGAACTACCACCTGCTAGATATTCAAGTATATTATTTTCGAGAGTTGCATCTCGCTGTTCCGCTGACATTTTATTCTTATACTTCCGCACAAAGGAAACACCTGTACTTTCTTTCACTGTTGGCTCCATCTTTATTTTGTTATCGACCTTACCAGTCTCTTTAACTTTGGATCCGATTTCTTCAGAATCCTCTTCTTCTTCTTTTTTAGCTTCATCATAAGTTGGATCAGGCACTGATTGTTGCTTTGCAATTAATTCTTTGGCCTTCTCATAAGCAAGCTTTCTAATTTTTTCTTTAAATACTCTACGTCTTGCATCAATAGTTTCAGGAACATCTTCGGCGTCTTCCATTGCAGAAAATGCTATATTTGCAATTTTTGAACGCATTGTAGTTGGACCGCCGTCTCTCTTGACTGTAGGATCATCAGTTTCTCTAGCACGGGCAGCAGCTTGTTGTTTTTTCTTTGCTGCTCTTTCTTTATCTGATTGAGCCTGTCGTTTTTCCTGTTCTTTATCATTTGTATTAGCTTGTGTTTCACGAGCTTTATCTGCTTTTTTTGCGTCTGCCTGATTGTCCTGATTAGATGACTTTTGTTTTATCTTATTATTGCTAGCTTGTTTATCAGCAATCTTTTCCGCATCTGATTTTGCCTCTTCTAGTTCATCATCTTCACCGATAATTTCCCCGGCTGCTTTTTCTAAATCTTCCAACGAACAATCATCTGCTAATTTTTGGACTTCAGGTGAAGGTGCATCAATTGTTCCCATCTTAGTAGCATATGCAAGAGAAACTAATCTACGTTCTGGTGTTCTAATTAAACGTTCCCCAATCTCTGCCCATGTAAGGCCATCATACTTCTGATGCATTTCAGACATCAACCAACCATGATACTTTTCTGTCTTCATCTTCCTCATGACTTTATCTGCAATCTTTTGATCATTCATTAAGATCATTAAAACAGATTGTCGTGGCTCTTCTTCCATACTATCTAAGTAAGGTGCTAACTTATCATAAGAACGTTGCTTTATTAACTTGGCTGCGCCTTCAAGAGACAACTTATCTCTACCTCTTGTTACTTTTGCTAATGCTAATGTTTCTTTATAGATATCAATTACTCCTGGTTTTCCATGAGAGACTGATTCCATATCTGTAACTGTATCCTGTTGTTTGGAAAATTCTGTTTCTTCAGGCTCATCTTTCTTTTTCTTCTTCGCCTGTTGTCTTTTCATATTATCATCTTTATATTCATCCTTAGACATTTCATTAATAGCATTACAATCACAATGTGGACAATCTGGTGGACATGTACATTCACTAACTGGTACACCACAACACTCTTCCGGACACATTTCGCCTTTAGATTCATCTTGCTTAGCAATATTTTTACCAATAGCTTTTCTTTTAGCGTGAATAACTTCATCAGAATCATCTGTATCGCCATCATTGTCGATATCTTTATCTTTACGTTTATCAAACTTTTTCTTTAGCGCTTTAGGTTGGACTTTATCCATTCCTTCGCCGTCATCTGGCTCATCATTAGTATTGTCTTCAACAGGAGTTTCTAACTTTCGTTTCTCCCTTATCATCTCAATGTCTGCTTCTGTTATCGCCGAGTAATTCGCGGGATAATATTTTGACCAATCCATTATTTGCTCCTGTTGGCAATAATTTTGGAAATCATCTTACTGACTCTTTCCGCTTGTTGTTCGCGTTTTTTATTTTGTTCTGATTTAAACTCCTCTCCCGGAGTCAAATCTACAAGGTACTGTCTATATTTATCGGTTCCGATTTCTAACTGTTGACCTTCTTTGGCTCTATCCTTGTGCCATTCCTTTAAACCAAGTATTTCTTGTAATTTAGAACTTACTGGTTTATTAATATCTATGTTATTTGTAGGCAATTCATCTATTCGTTCATTCATATAAGAAAGGTTTGCTACGTTATAATCAACATCTTCACCTAACAATGTAATAAAATCAGCAGCTTTCTTTGTATGTTCTCTTAATCGGGATATTTCCCATAGTGCCACTTTAACAGATCCACCGAATGCCATTTCATATTTACTCCAAAATTCTTCTGTTTCTTTTAAAGCACGTTTATAATATTCTTGTTTGGGTTTAGTTGTAGCGAATTGTTCCAAATACTTAAATAATTCTTTCGTTTCAGTTTCTAAATGATAAACATCATCTTCATAATATAGTTTATCCATACATAATGATTCTTTATCTACTGATGAAGACGATGGTGGCTTTAACTGCGTCTGCTTATTTTTTATTTTAGTAGATGGGCTCGATGGTTTAACTCCTGAATCTGCTTTTTGCATTATATCATCTATTCCTGCATCATCGTTTGCTCTTGGTGGAGCAGTTTTAGATACAAATTTTCCCATTGCCTTTTTAGGATCCGATACACTATTTTTCATTTTTCCAATTGGTGCACCAGGACCCAATTTTTCTTTCATTTGGGATTCAATAACGGATAGTCTCATACCTTTTCGTAATGATTGATATAATGAACGTTTATCTTTATCAGATAAGATATCTGGTAACCCTTCTTTAAACTTATCAAAATCACCATCAACAGCAAGTGATCTTAATTTAGATGCTGACATTCCTGTAGCATCATCTGCATCTGGATCTCTTTCACCAGCGCTTTCTATTTCTATTTTTTTGAAATCATAAAAACCATGTGTTTTACCATCAACACCATTATATTGAGGCAATAGTTTTTTAAATTGATTTACTCTATCACTTCCTACAACCATAATAACTTCTTCATATCCTTCATCATGTAATAATGAAAGAGATTTCAGTACTTCTTTAGGTTGATCTTCGGAATACTTAAAAATGTCTTCGCCTTTCGGTTTAAACATTTTTTTCATCCATTTAATCTTTTCTTTATAATCTAATGGATTCTTTTTAGAATCTTGTGTGGAACTAGGAAATATAAAAGCATCACCACGATTGCGTTTAGCAACTGTAGTTACTTTATTAACTAGAATCTCGTGTCCAATTGTGGGAGGATTAAACCGACCAAAAGCAAATACTGCTGTTTTTAACGACCCTTCCCGTAATTGAGTAAATGAAATCACATTCCCCCTCGAACCTTATCGAGATATGCGTCTTTAACAGACTGATTTAATTTGTCGTTAGACATTTTTTCAAAACCTTTTACTTCTTCTTCTTCAGGCTTTTCTTTTTCTGCTTTTTCTGCTATTCTCATAACCGAAGCGACTAGATCGCTTTGTGGTCCTGAAAATGGGCCTTCACCAAAATAATCATGTTTATCTTTAGACATTATTCCTCTTCTTTCTTGTCTGCTGCTTTCTTAAATTTAAATGCTTGATAATCTTTTTTTGCTGCTTTGAAATCTGCACGTTTCGATTTAAGATTTTGTCCTGGTGGTTGACTAGTGTCACCAACTCTTGAAGCGGCTTTAGCCGATACGGCTCTTTGTTGTCCAGCTTTCGCTTTAGCTGATTGTTGCGCGCGTTGTAATAAGCCTTTTGAAAGTTCATCAACATATCCAGTCATGACACCTTCCTTTTTAAAGGCTGTATTCCGTTGTTTGACATCGGCGGCAGCACTGAATTTTCCAGCTTGTTTCTCTCTCTTTGCTGCTTTTTTGCCGGCTTCTGCAGCACCAAAAGCATGTCCTTTACCTTTCACTCTCGTCGCCCAATCTTGCGCGTCTCTTTGTGTTGCGGCATCCTTCTTTGCTGCACCTGCGGCGCGGTTTAAAAGACCAGTTGTAATTTCAGCGAAAGTCTTCTTAATATCTTCAACATAACCAGAAGACCTGTCTTTCTTATGTTCGGGATAACCCTTTTTCTTCATTCTTTTCTTATACTCTACTGATCCCACATATTCATCAACAGTTTCCCCTGCTCTTACCTTTTTAAGCTTAGCTTGAGTTTCTGGAGAAGAAGGAGTTTCCCGAGCCTTCTTCTTCCTCTCTGATTCTTTTCTTTTATTATCATACATATCTATGCCGGATGAATCAACTTCATTAACTGGAGATTCTGTATATTCTTTATATGTTTTCACCAGTCGCTCCTATCTCCGCCACCCTTCCATTCTATTCTTGCATCGGTACCTTCTTCGATAGCATCTAAGAACCCTTGTAACATATATGGTAATTTTTGTGGACGTCTCATAAACTTATGAACATAGTCCTCATATACTTGTGCTAGTTTATTTTTAGTTCTATCAGGCGCGGAATCAATGCAATCACGTAATGCATCAATCAACTGATCAGAATACTTAGATTCTTTCAGGTCGCGCTTTGAGAATTCTTTGTAATTTTTCATTGGTCCCAATCCTTTTCTGCGGTAAAATTTATTCTACTAAATTCCATTCTGTTAACTAATTTTAATCCCTTACCAGAATCAAATGAGTCAATAGCAACAAACCCTTCTGGTTTTGTTACTTTATAACCTGTTGAGGTTTTAATAAAGGTAGAAGTTAAACCTTTTACCTCTTCTAATTTCTCTACAATATATAGCTTAATATTATTTATTAAAGCCATTATACGAAAAACAGTACCTATCTGATCTATATTACCATTTAATTTCTTTAAGTATTCATCAACAGTCATTTGTTTTCGTGTACGACCTTTTTCTGATTTTAACTTTGCAACATCCTTATCTAACTTAGCTTTAATAAATTTTACACAATCTCTTGCTAACCTTTCTTCTATAAATTCACCTTCTCTGACTTTAGAATTTATATAGGTCTTAATATGAACTTTTAATATATTATCATCTTTGATACCATCAAGAAAACGACCATTGACTTTATTAAAATCTTTTCCTAACTGAGATAACATATCTGTTACTTTCTTTTCATCTGCCTTTGTAAATGTTGCTGTTCCACTTACATCTGTAAAGTCCGCATTAACAGCCCAAACATCCTTATGTGATGTCCATTGATTTACATCTGCACCAAACTCGGCTTTCAAATCTGCTAAGTCTTCTTGTCCCGCTGTTCTGTATGTTGTATGAAAAACAATTCCAATCTTTGCTCTAATTATGGCATTTGCTAATTCTGTATTTAAAGGAACGGCATAAGTTATCGTATTAGGTGTAAACGTAATCTGTCTTTCCTTATCAATTGTCTGTATCTTCTTATCTTTATCCTCTGTCCAAAGAACATCACCTTGAAAAATATTACCTGGAATCTTTAACTTAGGTAAATGTTCTAATAAAGCACTCATTTTAGAATGAAGGGGGCCACCACTGAAATGTTCATCAACATCGGCTTGAATAAAACATGGACGTCTCATTGACTTATAATCAACAAAGAATTTTCCATTAGGATGAATACCGGCGCATATAGCAGGAGCACCATCCCATTTAACAGTAACATTAACTGCTTCTTTATTATGACCGGCTAACATGTTTCTTAAAGATCTTAAAAAATCAATAGCACCTCTAGTACCATTAACCCCACCATTTAACACCTCATCTTCGAGATGTTCCATATGAAGATTTTTTCCAGAAGCTTCAGTAAGAAATTGTTTATATTGTTTCACCTTACTCCCAATTTCCGTTTCATATCCGCGAAGCTTTTTCCTAGATCTCTATCTGATTTATCTCTCCCAAAATTAAGTTCATTCTTAGCCTGAAAATAGTCACTTATTTTTTGTCCTATTTGACCTACAAGAGGTTTAAAATCTTTAGGTTCGTTATTCTTTGAAAGATCGTTCATAGGACCTTTTAAATCATTAGCTTTACTAAATGCCGCTTTTATTTTTCCTGAATTTTTCTTGTTGCTTAATTGTCCGAAAGCGTGCTCTAAAGCTTTTCTTATATTATTTTTTTCTGCTACCTTTTTCTCAAAATCGGTATCACCAGGATCATATGTAGCTATATTTTTAAATGTGCCAGCATAAACTCTTGTTGAAGACCCAGTACCTCCGAAACCTCCGCCTCCAGTCCATCTTAACATCCATTCAGAACCCACATTCCATTGTTTAGACTTATATAAATCCTGTGCACTCATAAATGAAATTGTATCACCTGAATCAGCATTAAATAATGTTAAGTAATCCCAACCATGTACTTTATAATCATGTAAGGCATTAGCATTCCATTGTCTTACAAATTCATTAGGGTCAGTTAATCCATTTTTTACTGTTTTATTAAATGTATATGGAAGCGCGCCGTTATTAGGACAAGCTATAGCACAAACTTTAGCATATAATGATTCACAGGCTTTGTCTGCTAGTCTTTGAGTAACGCCTTTGTTATCCATATACAATGTTGTATAGTCTTTACTTCCTATGGATAATGCATTAGCTATACCACCACCTTTATTTGATTCGCCGTATATACTTGTTCCACCAAGGCCCATTGTATCTGCATCTGCACCACTTAAATCTCTTCCTAAGTCTTTAAATGCATTAATCCATGCTAATCTGGCATCAGCAAATTTAGTTGGTTTTGAAAAGGTTCCTCCATCTTTCTTTAATTCAACATTAACACCTTGTGCTAACCAACAATCACCTTTATTCTCTTCATCGCCTTTTTTGCCTCCTGGTGTTGATATTATATAAAGAATTTCACCAGGACCTATATTTTGATTATCAATTTTTATATCTAAAGCGATTAATTTATCTTTAACCTTGGACCATAATGGACTCTTTGTCTTAACATATGAATCCATTTTAACTACTTTATTCAAACTATCTTTGACCATTTTGATACAATCTATTACTTTGCCATCAAGTAGGTCTTTAAGAAAAGTAACTTGGTCTTCTGCACTATCACCTGTTTTATTAATTATAGATATTATAGAATCAATAAACAGATCTACATTCATAGTGATTTTGGCGTCAGCTGCTTTCACTCTTAGCATGTTGCCCATCACATCTTTTTGAATGGCCTCTAATACATTTTTTAACACCTCGTCCTTGTCAATCATTTCGATTTGATCAAGCACTTGTTTTTTAAGTTCTGGTGTTACTCTCTCTAAAAGGGTTCTAATTTCCGATTTAGTTTCAATTGGAGCCATGAAAGTTGTATATGTTTTCATTTTTTCTCTACCGTATAATCCATTCTTCTCCAATTATTAGAATTATACTCTATTTAGTATTTTTAAGATACTGATATTTCTCTTTTGCCAAGGTTTTCATTTTATTAGAAACCTTAGAATCTATTGTAGCATACCTTGCATACGAATCGCAAGTTTTTTCTTCTTTATTATAAAGAAACATATCAAAGGCGAGTTCAGAACTATACGCATCTATTTCAAATGGGCTTGAAAAATAATCATTATCTTTTTTCTTTTTGCCGTCATCTAATTGTAAAGAATGTGTTAATTCATGAATGAAAGTGAGGGTAAGTTGTTGTTTATAGTTTTCCCAAGTATCGTCCGGAATAGATAGTTGTTGCGTATAAAATTCTGGTGATAAGTTAATTGTTATTTCTAATTCAGATTCTGAAATATGTTCTTCGGGAACATTAGCGGCTCCATCAAAGGTCATTTCATATAAAGCATGGCTTCTATCTTTTCGTATAGTAACATAACAAGAAAAATCTAATTCTTCTTCTAATATTTCTTCCATTCTGTTGGCGCAGACATGCCAATGAGAAATAGGTTTCCGGAAGCCGAATTCCAATGTATTATAAGAACTCTTAAATTCTTTAAAGGCTTCGTTTATACATCCTAATGAATTTTTAACAAAATCTAAATCATTCATATTGAAAAGTACCAAAGTCTACTTTATTGCGCATTCTATTGCCGGTGGATTGATCAAATAATGGTTCATCATCTTGCCCACTATCTGCAATATCATCTTGGGCCTTTTGTTCTACGTCATATAATCTCATCTTAGATCTGTCTATACCTATAATAAACTTCTTATAAGATGTGGGATCATTATATCTATTCTTTAATTGTTTTACAAGTAATTGATTTAATTCTTCCATTTCATCAGAGGATATTATAGCAAACATAAAATCAGCAGTTGCTGGTAAACCAAAACTTTCAGAAGTATCTTCTAATCCAATATCTGTACTTGTAAAACCTGATCTTGTGGTCTGCGTCGCGGATACAATGGGAACATTAAATTCTACCGCTAATCCTCTTAACTCTTCAGCAATTGATTTAATATAAGTATACGAATTTACGTTTGCTCCTGTTCTGATTCTTGCACTTGAACATATATTCAAATAATCTATGAATATTATATCAGGAGTAAAATTACGTTTCAACTTTAATTCTGATAAAAGATTTTTAAAATGCATTGCACTTGCTGCAGCAGTGGGGTATTCCTTAATAATAATTTTACCCTTAGTCTTTGCATTTATCTTATCAATTTTCTTTTGATACATATCCCTTGAAAGTTCTTCTAATTGACTAATAGGTATATCTAAAAGATTTGCATCTATTCTTTCAGCGATCCTTTCTTCAGCCATTTCCAAAGTAATATAAAGAACATTCTTGTTTATGGATAAACAACTAGCAGCATGATGGCACATAAAAAGAGACTTACCGACACCAGTTCCAGCAAGACATATATTAAGGGTTTTGTTAGGTAACCCTCCTTTAGTGATCTTATTAAACATTTCAAGATCGAATTCAATCTTCTCTTCGATTCTATGATAAAAATCAAATCTTTCATTTGCATCTTCAATAAAATCATGACCTACATGGGGATCAAATGATACTGCTAACGCATCTGACAATAAAGATGGAATAGCACCTTTTTGTAAATTTGATTTATTTTCGTTACCTTCTAAAATAGCAATTGCATCAACAACCGCATTATAAATTGCCTTATCTTGGCAGAAGGTTTCTGATTGTTCAATAAGCCAAGCAGTTACATCTTTATCCTCAGGTTTATCTAAGGTATTAATTATTTCTGTAGCTTTTTGATATTCATTCTCATGCAAACCTTCTTGTTGATCTAAATCAATTAGAAGACTTTGCTTTGTAGGTAGACTATTATGTTTAACAATATAGTCTTGTACTTGTTTGAAGATAAGTTTTTCTGAATTATCATCAAAATATTCTTGCCTTATATAAGGGGAAACCTTTCGGGAAAAAGGTTCATTGTGTATCAAATGAGATAGTATTAGGTGCTCTATCCGTTGATTCATCGTCCTCCACAAAGGTTATTGGGTTTGTCATTTCTGCGTTGTCTTGTTCTAAATATCTGTCCCATAATAATTTCACTAATATTTCACCAATCATAAATTCAAATTCTTCACCTTCTTCATCAGAGTGTTCAACTCCTTCTAATTCAGGTGGAACTAGTATTACATCATATTCATACTTTGCAGTACTTTCATCTTCTGCATCTGGCGGGGCTACTTGAAATTTACCATACTTATAAATGACACCTTTAAAAGGTCCGGTTGTCATCTCTATGCATTGATTAGCAATATCATCAGGATATTCTGGATGAGGGACTAATCTATAATAAGTATTAATCCTAACATAATCTTCTTTAGTCAGTTCGTTCGACATCCTCTTCCTCTGCTGCTTCTTCTTCAAGACCGACTTCACCATAAAGAAATTCTTTATGGGCTACTGCATCTATTTTATCTAAAATCTCTTTGGTAAAATACTTAGTAGGATTTTTTAGAATTGATTTCAAGAAAACTTTTTCACCATCTGGCATTTCTAATCTAGTAGAAACCTTTTTAAAGATTCCATACTTCTCAGCTAATTCTGCTAAACCATAATAACGATTTAATCCTTCTTTATAAGTAAGAAGAACATCAATCATCTTATTCTCTTTAGTGAGCCGAGATTTAAAATTTCTACAATGGACTATATTACCAATTACCTCAGTCCCATCCTTTTCTTTCTTCTTAGACAGGAATACTATGCTAGATGCGGCATAATGGAGACCGGTTCCACCACCCATAATCTTTTGAGGAAACAGTGTCCCTATTTGATCATATGTGTGATTAGTAACAACAAGAGGAACCTTTGCTTTACCTCCTAACAAAGTAAGAACTCTAAATGTTCCTTTAACCATTTGAGCTCTGGTCATATCTCTGGTCTCTTTACCATCGCTAACATCTTCCATCTCTTTAGAGGTAGAAAGATTACCTAATGAATCTAAACATAACATCATTGGTGGTCGATCTTTTTCAGATTCTTCTAAATGTTTTTCTAAAATTTTTGTTGCTTGTGTTCTAAATTCTTGAACTGTTGCAACGGGCAGGATAATCATTCGGTTAGAATCAATTCCTCTTGATTCTATCATCTGTTTTGTTAAAGCGGATTCAGACTCAAAGTAAATAACACCGCCGCTAGGATTATCTGCAAGAAACTGTCTGACACAACCCAAGACAAAGAAAGTTTTTCCTGTAGAACTTTCACCAGCGAACGCAGTGATTTTATTAGAAGGTAATCCTCCATAGATACTCCCAGATAATAATCCATTTAATATGTATGATCCTGTGTCGATATAACTTTCGACATCTCCAGCTTCAACACCATCACTCACTTTTGAACCATAAGTGTTGTTCGCTACTTTCAACATTTCATCAAAATAACTCATTTAATCCTTTCACTTTAATCATTATATATTATACCACAGGTTAAAACAAATGTCAAGCTTTTTCGATATCTAAATCCATAGTGGTAGGATCGAATTTCACTTTAATAATAAGTTCTATAGGTTTAATAGTTCCATCTTTTAATGGTATAGGAAGCTTTCCTTCGACTGCACCTACTAAAGCATCTTTTGCTGTTTCAAACATGTGAGTAGGATCTGATTTAACGAGATCATCTAACTCTTCTTTTGCATCATCTGGAATGATACTATCAATCATTGCTTCCACGTGTTCTTTCGCAAGGTCTTGAGCTTTGTCCATAACAAGTCCTGAAATCACATTAAATAATAATACTGGTAACATATTTTCCTTTTTAATTAATCTGTTGTTCCCAACTCTGTTCAACATTGTGTAGAGCTAGTGTCTGTTTAAAATATTCATCGGTAGAAATTGGTAAATGTTTATCTGGTTCATCTGTGAAATTCTTAATTAATACATCTCTACCGGGATCTACAAAATACGGCATTGAATATCTAGAGTTTGTATGAACTGTATTAACAACTCTATGATTAGTTGATTTTAACGTATCATTAGACCATCTTTGAAACATATCTCCAATGTTTAATACTATTGAATTTTTCACTACAGGAGCATCAATCCATTCATCTGTTTTTCTATCCTGTACTTGTAAACCTCCAACATCATCGAAACGAAAGAGTAAAGTGATAGAACCATAATCAGTATGTTCTCCTCCGAACTCGTGATCCTCTTGCTTCTTGTGCGCTGGATAATGAAGCATTCTCATATTAACATAACCATTCGTATGCTTATCTATTAAATATCCTTTTTTATGTTTGAACATACTTTCAAACTTATTGAAAAATTGATAAGAAAGACGTTGAGAGATCTGAAGGATAGATTGAGCTAATGGTTTAAACTCTGGAATTTCTGTAGGCCAATATTGTTCTTGCATTCTTGCTGGTTCAATCCAATTATATGATTCTTTCGAATCACCATCTCGACTCTGAATATAACCCATCTCGCCCCAGCCGGCACGACATGTTGAGGAACCCTTTACTCCATTATATACATATTTCTTTTTCACATCTAATGGTAGTTGGAAGAACTCGTCCATGAGTTGCTTCCAGTCTTGAAATTCTGATAGCCACTCATCATAAACATTAGTGAATACTGCGAATCCCACAGTTGTATAAGCGTCATACATCTGCGCTTCGCAAGTATCACTTTTCAAATCAATTATCGGAATCATCTGGTTTAAAAATTGGGAGTTTTTCTAAATAAAGTATATCACCTTTGGCATATCCAGCCTCTTCCAATAAAACAGCTGCTTTACATACAATAGAACAATCAATTTTTTCTAACATTGTCTGAAGTCCTATCAAAGAGCCCCCTGTAGATACTACATCATCAATAATACCTACTCTCTTTCCTTCTAATTTCTTAACATCACTCCTATCAAGGACAAGTGTTTGTGCGCCGATTGTAGTGATAGATTGAACTTTTTCTATCATAGGATCATTCATATATCCTTTGATAGATTTTCTTGCAATGACATAATCTTTTTCTAACCTTCTTGCAATGGTATGTACCAACGGTATTCCCTTTGCTTCTGGTGTACAAAAAATATCAATTTCATCTTTCTTTGGAAAATTATTCAGAAGAATCATTGCTTCAGCACATTCTTCTATTAATTCTGTATCACCCAATATGACAAAGCTCGCAATAGCGAGCTCGTCATTGATTTTGACTTTGGGTAACTTACGTGTAAGTCCTGCGACTTTTAATTCGTAGAACTCATCTGTAAAAGGTTCTCCCCAAGCCATATTAAGCCCCCATCATGATTAGGCTTGTAGCAAATCCTGCAAGCAAACCATAAAAAGGATTAAATTTTGCAGTTACAAATGCTGCAGCGCCAATTACCATTCCTGCTGCTCCAAATCCATATGGTCCAGCAAAGGTTCCACCAATGCTAATAGCACCAGCAATATTTGTAGCAAAGGTAACGAATACACCTAATACAAAAAGAAAACCTGCAATAGATGCTCTATGTACATACTGCCCGATCAAAGGCAATGCTTTGCTTAATAGAATAACTGCCATAATTCCCATCATAATACAAGATGCAACTATTGGCATAGGTGCGGCCGCAGTTCCAGAAATTATCGCTTCAACTGGACCACCACCAAAGAATGCTGAGCCCATATCTGCAAGACTAGAATAAATTGCAAGATGATCTATATTTGTATTAGTCCCTGCAATACTTCCAGTAATTTTACCAAATGAAATATTGGCCCCAATGTTTAAACATGCTAATGATAAAGCACCAATAACGATGTTTCTATTAGTCCAAAACTTCCACTCAATGTTGCCCGTTGTAAACTTTTCGCGTGAGCTGTCTACTACAATTTCTTCTAGTACGACACCTAACTTTTCGCGTAATGGAGCATAAAACTTTAATGCAACATAAAAAAGTGTAGATAAACTCACGGACCATATAATTGTTTGTGCTAAGTCTTTAGTCCAAAACCAAGCAAGTAAAGCACTAATTAAAGATACTCCTCCTGTCCATTTTTCTGACTTAAACAAATCTACAGAAACATTCGCTAACATAATACCCACTCCAGCCATCATTGATGTGACAACTAGGGGACCAATAAAATTAACTAACGCTTCATTCATTCCAAGCAAAGAGGGAATCAACAGTAGGGTGGCACCCCAAAATATAAGAGAAAGTCTTTCTTTTATATTATTACCTAGAGTACCAGCTAACGTGATTGTTTCTGCTTGAAAGGATATAGTTGCGACAGACATAAAGAATGCCGAACCAATGATACCAATTACAAATGCTATTGCCGTAGGAAAAGCTGCGAAGCCAAAGCTTAACGCCAAAATTCCCTGAGGGATACCATTAATAACAACCGCTACTGCGGTCAGAATGCTTTCAAATAAGCCTTCCATATATACCTTTCATTATATTATTTTGAGGGAAATCGGGAAACAACCCCTTTAACAAAATATTGCATAGTTTCTATTTGAGGTCTAGCAATTTCACCTTTACCAACTGTGCTTCCATCAGCTTTTGTGATTCCTTGATCAAAAGGAAAGAATGTATCCAGATCATCTTGAATCCATTGCATCTTGACGGTTTCAACTTTATTAACAACTTCACCCGGAACATTCTTACCCCATGGAGATAGACCTACACAATTTTCTTGTAAGCCCCAATTCCATCTCTGGTTCATTTTGAGTTTTCCAGCTGCAAGTTGGTCAACGATATGTTTGTAAAGAACATTCCAGTTGAACATCATTCCTGTGATGTATCGGTCTGGGCCGTTACTTCCCATAGGTGCATCATTACCCATACTCCAAACTTCTTTACCATTAGTTTTCCATGCTTGTTGAGCAAGAGCAACTACACTAGGTGAATCGGTTGTTGTATAGAGTATATCATTTCCTGCATCAAGAAGAGCCTTGGCCGCATCCATATCTTTAGGTGGATCAAACCAAGAATTTATCCATACTATAGAAACTTCAATATCAGGATTTACTGTTTGTGCACCAAGTGTAAGTGCATTAATATTACGAATAATTTCAGGAATAGGGTGTGAGCCAACTACACCAATCTTATTTGTCTTTGTCAACATTCCAGCCGCAATCCCTGTTAGGTATCGTGCTTGAAATGAGTGACAAACGTAGTTGTCCATATTTGTATCATTACCCTTGTAACCTGTGGCATGCATGAAAATTGTATCTGGGTCTTTCGTTGCAGCTTTTACCATTCCATCCATATAACCGAATGAAGTTGCAAAGACAATATCATGTTTTCTGGCAAGTTTACGAAATACTTTTGTTGATTCTGATTCTGGTACCATTTCGACACCAGCTACGTTATAACCATGTTTTTTTAATGACATGAATCCATGATAATGTCTCATTGACCATCCGCCATCGTTTTTTGGTCCCACTAGAACATAACCAACTGAAGGCAATTTTTTACTAACTGCCGTAATACCAAATAAGGTTGCACCTGCAACCAAAATTATAAAAATTGAAATTAATTTTTTCATTTTTCTCCTTCCAAGAAAAGTGTGTGTTAATCTCTCTCGCTCATCATTAACGGGTCTTCCAACCCCTTCACCGCTCTCGCGTATAAAAAGGCCCCCGAAGAGGCCTTTTATTTTTTAGTTATCTTACCTCTTAGAGTAGATTCCCCAAAGTACCCATATTGAAACTAGGCCGATTAATCCTTCTGCACCTAATTGTTTTACGAGTGACACTACTGAACCCACGATATCCATTCCGAGAAATGGTACAGCTGCACCAAAAATTACTTGAAGAACAACGCCAAGAGCAATTATTGCAAGACCTAATTCGGTTATACCTCTAATCCAACCGAGCACGTTATCTAACATAAATTATCCTTTTAAATTGTTTTGAAAAGTAAGAGGCGCAGACCACCATGATTCCCATGGAAAATGAATCCAGAGATTCTCGGTATCTTTTGCTACCTCCCTTACGTAATAATGAGGTTCGAATTTAACTTCATTATTCCACCAGAGGGATGCAAATTTTACATCACAACTGATTTCTAAGGGCTGATCCTTTCTTGGGCCCTTAATAAAAGATGATATACGTTCAAACGTTTCACCACTATCGCATATGTCATCTACTATTAAAACCCTCTCATCTGATTTTCTAGGAAGATAATCTTCCCATTCTGGAAAATCTCTAAGAGAGCTCTTCACGGGCTTAAAAGGTTTTTTTAACCAATGAGACATCATAACGCCAGGCGTTAGACCTCCCCTACTTAAACCCACGATCACGTCCGGCGTAAAGTTATCTAATGTAATCTCTCTACAGAGTTGATTAACATCAAGACACATTTCCTGCCAAGTGTACCATAATTTATTCATAACAAATCTCCACTATTAAGTATTTATCAAACAAAAAACGCTTCCAAAGAACTTACCTTCTCTGGTGACCAACCAATTACTTTCAGTATTTCATTCAATGGTCCCCTAAATGATTTCTCAAATTGCTTCTCATAATCAATGTAATCATGGAGACCAAACTCTTCAGGTAGCCCCTCCATCATGGCTATCACACTATCCCTAATAGGGTTAGGTTGTTTTAAATAAACGAACTTAATCTTCTCACCCTCTTGAATTAAAGGATGTTTATTTTGTAACTTTTTCTCTTTTAAAAAATGATTATATAAACGTGTTGCTTTCACATGTATCGGTGTTCCTTTAGCATATAAAGTATGTCCACCATTATACTTTTCAATTCCTTTTACAGATCTAGGAAATGCAATATTCTCGATAGGTTCTTTTTCAAACTGTGTTCTAAAATCCGCAATAAATTGTTGTATGGCTAATTCATCTTTATTAATGATAATATCAAAAGACTTTTTTAATTTATCTCTACAAGATGTTGGTGTTGAAGATTTAACAGATTCAATTCCCATAACTTTAATTCGAGGATTTGTATATCGAACACCTTCATTATCATGAACATTTAAAATATAATGTTTCTTACCAGTCCATATTCCTTTATCAGCAAGACATTCTCTTTTCATAAACATCTTCTGATCATAAGCATTCATATACTTTGCTAAATCAGCATATCCTGTATCAATTATCTTTGTTATCTTCTCTTCACAAACCTTATCTAGAAAATCAATAACCTTTGTTGTCTCCACATCCTCTGGGAATACCTTTTTAACTAAAGCATCCAAAGTAATATAGAGGGAGTCAGTATCCGATGCCAATACATAATCAACCTCCTTTGTTTCCAATATTTGATTGAGATAATTATTGACAGTGGTTTCCGCCCATCTGATACTGAGCTGCCCTCCTAATGTAATTGCCTCAGAAATTCTTAAATCATAAAATCTAAAATATGGATTACCGAAAGCGCCATAAACACTATTAAGCATTAACTTCATGGCGGTCTGCTTATTACCAAACGAATCTGCTTCCTTCTGCAGTTTATCAATCTTCTTTGGATCTGTTTCTTTTTCTAACTTCTTCTTTGCTTCAATCATCTTCTTTTTAAAGATGACACGATTATTATACTTCTCTTGCATTAATCTAGGCAAGAATCCTTGTGTGTCTTTTCTGAATGCTTGACCACTTGCTGCAATAGTAATATCTTTTTCATAGAACTTATCTAAATCGATCTTCTTATTTAATAGGTTATCAATGCCACATTGCTGTGTAATACCTGTTAAAATAGTTTCAGGACTAACATTGTATTGCATAATTAAATGAGGATATAGGCTGTTTAAATCGAAGCTAACAACCCAATTATGCATACCTGTTTGTACTTCCTTTACATACGCACCTACATAAGCTTTATTCTTTGTATTATCTTTCTTTGGTGGGACAACAATATTTCTATTCATTAAATCGTTTGCGAGAATCACTTCCCACATCATAACCATTCCAAATGTATCTTGATAATTTACTTTTGCTTCATATGCAAGAGCGACTACCATTTCGATTAACTTTTTCTTTTCTTCTAATCGCTCAACTAATTGTACGTCTTTAATATTATATTCAATGAACAGTTGGAAGTTTTCTTTATATAATGTATAGAGATTACCATACTCTTCAAATGATAATTTTCTTTCTCCTAGTTCTATTGATGCGATGTAATCGAGCCGATAAGATTCAGCAGGGGGACTATTACGTCTGTAAACGTCAATATAGTCAATAACAGAAATGCCAATAATATCATGAAAAGTAACATCTTTTCCACGAAACTGAGTAACTCGCTCATGTATTAACCTCCACGGAGATAGCCTGCGGGCTTCTTTAACTTCATATAACCTGACTATGCGATTATACAAATAAGGAATATCAAAGCCTTGAATATTCCAACCTGTAATAATATCTGGAGCTAGCTTTTCCCAGAAGCCAAGAAACTCTTGAAGTAAATGATTCTCATCAGAACATTGAAAATATTCTATGTTATCTTCATGGGCTTTATAATCCCCACAACCGAAAACATAATACTTCCCATTATTACCAACGGTGATTGCTTGTATTTCTTCAATTGCAGATATAGGATCAGGAAAGCCATGTTCTGAACCAACCTCAATATCAATAGACGCGATTGACAATAAACCAAAATCATATTCTATACCTTTGTCTTTTGGAAAGTTATCATAGATCCAACTATACCTATAAGTATTCATTCCATAAATTTGAAAGTTATCAACACCTTCATATCTACGAATAAAATCTCTTGTTTCTTTTATTGTTCCAGGTTTAACAGGGGATAGATATTTCCCCTCAATAGTTGTATGACTTGACTTCTCTCTAGAAGGTATAAAAATGGTAGGCCGATATTCAACACGGTCATCGAACTTCTGACCATTCTCATATCCTCTTACTAATATATGATCACCAATTTGATGAACATTAGTGTAAAATTTCATTTATTTTGTTTTTCAGGAATGCTATAATAATGTTCTACTTTATGTCCCTTTGATTCTAGTGTTTTATAACACCATAATATCTGTTGGTCTATCCAACACCTACCTGTAAATGCTCCTATTGTATAAAGGAACTGTAGGTAAATTAAAATAAGAAGTTTCATCTTCCATTCTCCCTCTCATTTGATTAGTCCTTCTTTATATTGAGTTTTACCATTAACTCTCAAAGCAGTCGTAATCTTTCCACGATTTTTACCATTTGTTTTAAAACTACAATGAACCCATCCACTTGATGGTTTTCCTTGTTGATAGAACTCTAAGATTAACTGATCAAATTCTAAATTGTCTCTGACCCATTCTGCCAACTCATCGTTACCAACTCTTGAACATTCAAAGTCTGCTGCTTCTCCATGGCAATGTTGACTTGTCTTAGATCCTCCAACTGCCTTATTTAAAGCAGGTCCTCTGTAACCACTATTTACACGAACTGGTCCAAATTTTTCTCGAACTGGTTGTAAAATATGATTTGCTACATTGGTAAGATTAACTAAAACTTGATCTGTGGCAGGTGTATTATCTAAGCCCATTCTATCTGCTGTTGAACTTTTTAGTAATTCAGGTAGGGTAAAGTTCGGTGCTACCCTAATATCTTCAGCTTCATTCACTTTTCACTCCTATTATGGGGTCGCTGGTTAGAAAGTATTTATCTTCAACGACCCCGTCGAAATTAGGAAAGCTTCTTTTGATTTGTTACAATCTTAATCTGCTTTGCCTTCTTTTCCTCAGGAATAATCTTCTCCATTGTAATTGTTAACATCCCAGCGTCTAATGCTGCTTCTTTAACAATTATATCATCAGAGAGAGTCCAACAACGTTTAAAAGAACGCTTTGCAATCCCTTGATAAAGAAAATCTTCATCTGATTTATCTGTTGTTGATTCGACGGTTAATACACCGTTTTCAACATTCACTGTAATGTCTTCTTCATTGAGTCCTGCAACTGCTAACTCTATTATATAATCATCTCCATCTTTTTTCAAGTTATAAGGTGGGTAACTTGAAGTTTGATTTTGATTAAAATTAGACAATTCTCCAAACACTCTTTCAAACAGATTATCTAATCCAATTGCGGACTGAGTCAAGTGTTGTAAATGTTTGGGATTTGTAAACAGTGATGCGGCGTTTGTATATAACATATTATCTCCTTATAAAAGCAAGATTATCAGTCTCTCCATCCCTCACCAGCGAGCAGATGTTCAAACCGATGTTTAAGAACAATCCATACTAACTCTAGTATGGATTTGGCACTATACACTCCGACCTCGTCGAATTCAATAGTACCTTTTTCAGGATCAGTTAAAACTTCTTCGTATATTTCTAAGTCGTAACTGTGCCCTAAAACTTTAAATCTACTCATTTGCCAGTACTTCCAAAACCACCGTCGCGGTCAGTCTTTTGAGTAGGCTTAGTAGACGACTCCTCAATTTCGTAATGAGTCATTTCGACAAGTTCGCCCTGAGCGACTCTGTCGCCATTATTTATAATGATTGTTTGAACTTCTGAAAGGTTCACACAAGCAATAAACAATGGTTCTACGTAATCATAATCGATTACGCCTTCGCAATTAATTAAGCTCATGCCCTGTTTAATTGCTGTTCCAGATCTAGGGTGTATTCTTACTGAATATCCATTTGGGATATCTAAAATCAATCCTGTTGGAATCAATGCCCTTTGAAATGGATGAATTGTTATAGAAGAATCTTTTCTTTCTATAAATGTTTTTTTATCTTCATTCCAAACCTTATATCCAGCTTCAGGTCTATAGTATGCATGTATATCAAAGCATGCTGAACCTTTTGTGGAAAATTGGGGAATTTGAACATCATCAAATAATTTATGTACTTTCAATTTTAGTGTCGTCACTTTTCTTATTTCCAATATTATATTTTGCCACTAAATTCCATTCGTCCTTTTCTTTGAACGATATAATCTTTAGTTGATTAATGGGAACAATATTGTCATTAACTTTATCGTTATCCACAATTTGTACTAAATCCCATTCTGCTAATAGATTAACTATTGTATTACGCCGTGCTGCATCATTATCTGAAAAATTAGATGGTTTCCCATCTAGCATGAACAACTCTTTAAAATGTACTATGTAATACCGACTTTGTTTATGAAGAATGTGACAACTCTGATATAGAGTCTTATCTTTCTTGGATGCCACACCAATTCTTGTTAAAGTCTCTTTTACTTTTAAAAAATCATCAGGTTGTTTCAGCTTGATTTCAACGAGCGCTTCGACCTCTATACTCATTTAACTCCTTCAATCCACCTGTAAATAATTTTTGCTTGAGAGTACGTAAGTCCTCATCCGTGAATATATCAACGACTTCCCTAGCTTTTTGCAAGGAGTAACCATAATATTCAACGATAAGATCTATGGCTTCGTACTTCTCGGCTTTTAACCATCGACCAAATCTGTTCTTGGGTCTAATGATATTTAGCAAATAGTGGTATTGAAGCTTGTTATCTAGAAACGGTCTTACGTTCATTTCGTTAGCATGAAGCGCCGTATCAGAGGTAAAACTTAATGTTCTATTAATTAAAAAGGGTTTATAATCCCGTTCTATATGACCATCGGGATCATCTTGTAACAAATCTTTTTTCTTATAGTTTATATCTTTTACAAAATCGAATGGATTCATTGCCATTGCCCTTCAACCATTACTTCGATCAAGCATGCGGTTAGATTGATTTGTTGATCTGCTGCGAATGCAGATTTATATTGATAATCAGCCAATAATAAAATAATTGGTGGTAATGTGTTAGGTGTTAAATGTTCATGTAAGTTATCATATAATTGTCTATATATGTTTCTTGGATCTGTATGACTTGAATCATTTACCCATTTACGAACCTTTGTAAAGTTCTTTTCTTTTAATGCATTAATAAGAGCGAGAAAGTTAGCATCGCCCAATTGACCGAGAACCCCACTATCAATATCACCTGTAGCACTATAACGTTGTAATTCATTTAATGTCCTTCTAAAATCTGGATAATATCTCATTATTAATTCAACGAGAACCTTTTCATTATAATTAACATTATTCTCGTCAAGGATTTGCTTTGCTCTATCTAACATAGATTGAGCAATCACAGGCGCATCCTTTTTATCTATCTTAAATTCAATTACAGAACATCTGGAATGAATTGGTTCAATAATCCTATGTAAATAATTACAAGTAAAAATAAAACTACAGTTTTCAGAGAACTGTTCAATAAATCCTCTTAAAGCTGGTTGTGTAGATTGTGGGTTTAAATAATCTGCCTCATCAATTATAACAACTTTTCTACCACCCAGTAATGAAACACTACTACAATAATTTTCTAGTTTGACTCTCAATAAATCAATACCAGATTCTTGAGAACCATTCACAACAAGATAATCAGATCCAATCTCCTTACACATTGCTTTCGCAATTGTTGTTTTACCAACACCAGGTCCTCCAGTCAATAATAGATTAGGAATATTTCCTTTTTCTACAAATGATTGGAATGGATTCTTTAGATGATCAGAAAGAATACAGTCTGCTACCTTTTGAGGTCTATACGCCTCAACCCATAATATATTATCTGTCATAATCCTTATATTGTCTGTTCAGTTGCAATCCAATACTCAAGTTTTTTCTCTGTGTTCTTAAAATGTCCGAGACCCTTATTTGATATTCTCACATCATAAGTCCCTTTCATTAATTTAAGATTTTCAAGTTTGAAAATCATTTTAAAATTAGAATCAGAATTACCCAAGTCAACTGCATAACTATCGACGGATGTTTTGGAATCAATTGCTTGCAATTTAATCTTTCCATCTTTTGCTATAACAGCAATTTCTGGTAGACTCATAACTGAAGCTGCTCTCATAATAGAAACGAAATACTTCTCTTCAAGTTTAAATGAAGCTTCCGGTTCTGGCAACTCAATATCTTTTGCAAGAATCTTTTTTTCGTTTTCAAACAAAGACATGTTGGCAAATTGATATTCGGCTATCTGATCTCCAGCTGTATAATTATTTGCATCAACACTTGATTGAACTTTTACAGATTTTTCACTAAATTCAAATCGTGGCTCAACGAATAAAGAAAGAACACCCAGAAACTTATTGAGATCATAGATCGCAAAGTCTTGTGGGAACTCTTGTCCGAGTTCTGCTTTTGCCATTACATTTGTCTGTTCACTAACTGTCTTAATGACTTTACCTTTTTCGATAACCAGGCTTTGATTAATCTCAGCAAAGTTTTTTAAATATTCAACAGTCTCATTATGTATAATCATGTTTTCCTATAAATGGTTAGGACTTTTTGAATAATCAGGTTTCCCTGACTTCTTATCCTCTTTGCGTTTTGCCGCAGCGAGTTTTCTACGTTCTTTTCTATTCATGCCTTCTGAAGACTTTTTCTTTTTTCTGTCTTCTAAGAAAGGTCTACTCTCAGTATCATATCCATGCGCTGCATATTCCAATGCACCCATATCTGGTAAGTTACCGGAGAATACATATGTTCCAACATGTGATAATTTCATCCAAGGACATAGAAAAGTTTTGATATCTATCTTATGTGCTAATTGACAGAACATATAATCTTCTGATAGATAACGATCGGAATTTTCCGATTTACCTTCACCCATCCATTGATCATTATCAATAATAGTATCAAAGAATGCATGAATGTATCTGGAACCGTCAAAGTGTTCTGAACGGTTATGATCTGGTTTATATCGAAACTTAGGATATTCTTTTGCGAACTTATCTAACACTTCACGTTGAAGCATCATAAATCCAGTTCCAATTTCCAAAGCTTCTACTGGTTCTGATAATGAAATAGTTTGTTGACCTCCTACTGGATTGAAAACAAAATCGCCTGTAAACCTTTCAAGCATCGTCGGATCATCATCAGCTAATCCTTTATCAACAGCATTACGAACCTTCTCCCAAGCAATACACTTCTTAGGATATATTCCACCAACGATTGGTTTCGTACTATCACATAGTGCTGCTAATGTAAGAACGTAATTCGGATCGAAACAAATATCTGCATCAATGAACATGAGATGTGTATATTCAGATCTCAAGAACTCATCAACACAATAATTTCGTGCTCTTGTAATTAAAGATTCATTGAATAGATAAAAGAATTTTAAATCGATTTGATATTTGGTGGCTGTAGTTGCTAGGTCGCAACAAGCTTTAGTATACATTCCACTACACATTCCACCATACATTGGTGTAGCAACAAATATACGTTTCTTTCTTAACTCAGCTATTGGTACTTCGATCTGCATTCACTCCTTTCATATTAAATAAACAGAAAACGTTATCATCTATTTATATTGTATATTATAGAAGATAACGTTTAAAATGTCAAGGACTATTTTGTTTTTATTCTTCTTTTGCTTCTTCGGCAGGTTCTTCATCTGTTTCGGGGGTTGCTGCAGGGTCCACTTTGCTCCATAGATCCATAAAACCATTTTTAGTATCTTCATCGAAACGATTGATCGAAAATTCGATCGCTTTCATCTTGTCTCTGAATACCATATACGAATTAACAATGTTTACCAAACGACGTGTTGAGATGATCTCATCAATACCACCGTCATCATAAGTCCTACGAATTACATCGGTCCACTGTACTAAGTGATCAACAAATGTTTCATCCTTGACTTCATAATTTGCGAGGATCTTAGTAATAATCTTTTTCTCTGTTGACGCATTTGGATAATCTTGTTCGAATGTCAATGGGAAACGATCAAGGAAAGCTTCATTAAGAATGTTTGTTCCAATGAATCTTCCATCTTCAGATCCTTTTCCTTTAGTATTCGCTGTCGCAATAATATTGAATCCAGGTACTGGTTTAACGAGTCTGTTAATCTTCTTCAAGAAGATATCTCCACCTTCAAGTACTGGTTGTAGACACATGATCTTATTTGATGCAAGGTCAATCTCATCAAGAAGAAGAATTGCTCCTCTTTCCATTGCAACGATAACAGGACCGTCTTCCCAAACAGTTTCACCATCTTTAAGAGTATAGTGTCCAAGTAAATCATCTTCATCAGTTTCAATTGTAATATTGACTCGAATTAATTCACGTTTAGTTTTTGCTGCTGCTTCGAAAACCTCTTTGGTTTTCCCCATACCAGAAAGACCAGTAATGAATGTTGGAATGAACATTCCGGAATTTATGATTCTTACAAGTTCTGTAAAATAACCTGCTTTAACATAATTGGGATCATGATCAGGCACAAATGAAACTTCTTCGCTAACCTTTTTAATTGCTGTCTCATGTTGTACTTCACGTACGTCAATTGCTTTAGGCTTACGATAACGATCACCCCATTTTGCTTGTGGCATTACTGCTACTTGTCCATAATTTGCGATCGAAAACTGATTTCGACCTACTCTGATTTTACTCAGAAAATTTTGATTCGGTTCTTTGAGTCCCGCATCAACGGCTATTCTATTTACCTCAGATCTATCAAGTACTTTTGAATCTCCATGTACTTGCTTCCAGGCTTCAACTAATTGGTCTCGGTGTGTCATAATATACTCTCTCTCGTTATTATTTTCATTATGATATATTATACCATAAGTTTGACAAAATGTCAAGGTTTATTTACGCAACCATCTCGGCAAATCGATTAAGCAGAACGCGCTTCTCAAGTTTTCCTTTCTGAAACTTTTTAAATGCACGTGTTATCTGTGCCGTGGACAATTCCTTATCAGTATCAAGATCAATCTCATCTTCCGTCTGAACTGATTTATTTGCTTTGATCACATACAATTCTGAATATCCTAAGTTCTTACTTATAAAAAATCCGTTCCTATTATATTCTGATTTTGCAACTGTATATGATTCTTGATTGAACGTTGATCCGGTTTTCAATTGAATATCCCTTGATCCTATCCTACCAGCCGTATCTCCACTAGTACAAAGGAAGAATCCAACCACATTCGAAAAAGTTTTATATTTGTAATACTCAAGTGTATTACGGGTTTCACTCCAATTACTTCTACGGTTCCAATCAAATACTTTTTTTGTTTCAGTATCTACCAGCTTATTACGAACAGGATCACCTCCCAGTTGATTTTCAATGTTATAAGCCCTCATGACACCTTCGTCCTCTTTCCAATAACTATGAGCTGAATTTGATTCGCCATCTGTTAAAATAATTGTATTAACAATATCTAATCTATTATCTTTTCTGAATCTATTTGCATTTGGAATACTAAACATAATTGCAGAATTTAATGGTGTTCCACAAAGTCGTGATAATGGAAAATTATATCGAGAGCAGAGCGCGCTCCAATCCCATGTAGATAATTCCGGATTTTCTTCTTTCATCATATTCCAAACAATCTCTTGCTTGGTCTCTTTAATTATTTTAAGCTTTCTATCATATACTTCTGCTTTTATCTTAGCCTCTCTTCTTTTGTTTTCCTGATAAGGGGCTTGGTGAAACTCATTATCACATCGAAGTAAAGACACAACCAATTGTTCTCTCATCTCACGAAAATCTTTTGCTGACATTTTATCTGAAAAGATCTCTATTAATTGAACTGCTCGGTGATTACCTGCAGATGAAATATTTCCAGCTATCTTATCTTCTAAAGGCCTTTGTTCCTTCTTTACTAATACGTCATTCCCTTCTTCATCATAAGCATAATCTACGAATGCATATACTTCATGTTTGATTGCGCACTTTCTGCAAAAGTCTACTAATTGCAACAACTGAATAAATGTTGGAATCATCTTATCGTGCATCGATCCTGACCAATCACACAACATATATAATCCGTGATTCTTTCCTTCTGGAACGATCGTGACTTTCTTGAAAATATTATCTGAATATTTGTATTTGTGAATATCTGATAAAGATATGAGTCCGGAATTAGCAGTCTGTGATCTTTTATATTCCGCGGCTTTCTTCTTCATCTCAAATTCTTTTGCGAGATAATTAACAACTGGTTTATTATCCTTATCAACTAATTTCAAATACTTGCGTGCATATTCAAATGGAAGTTGTGATTCAACTTCATAATCCGCCACCTTCTTTTCGATTCTGATCTTGTGGTCTTTCATCAACTCTTTATAAGTGACAATCAAACCATTGTTTTTGATATGCAGTTTCGGTGAATTAAAATATCGAATTTCGATCGCTTCTTCATGAACTAATTCTTCTTCATGGGCTCTAAACTCTTGATCAGTAATTGATTGTGGTTCAGGCTTATTCCACTTCCAAGGATCTTCATCATACCATGCATCATCTCCACCTTCTGATCTACCAGCTTGATTATTCGGTTTAGCTTCTTCTTGAGATTCATCTTTAGATTGATCTGCAGGTTTGTTTCCATCTTCATCTGCTTTCAACTGTTCTTCTGGTCCGTCTCCATCCGTTGATTCAGGACAGCTATCAACTGGGGCATCACAATCTTCTTTACTTACCTGTTCTTCATTTTCTGGATTTTCTTTATCTTCAGATGGAGGTACAATATTTTGCATATTGTCATTGTCATCCCATTCACAATCTTCCTCACAATCTGAATCCTCTTCAGTATCCATTTGCATCTGAAATTCATCGAACTCTTGTAACTGTTCTTCTCGATCTGAACACCAATCCCAAAGCTCACCTGTTAATTGTTCTACATCATCCCATGTTTCAAGATTTTCCATCTCGTGGACGAAATACATTTCCTCTTCAGTAAATCGTACTGCTTCGCGTAATCCACCTTTGAAATGTATATTGAGTTTATCAATCAGAGGGGCTGTATTGATATCTATCTTATATTTCTTGAGTCCCATAAAATCGCGTTCATGCATCAAAACCTGATATCCTGCATGCATTGCTTTTGCTGCACCATGATATTTGCGTTTGATCAATTTTTCAATTCGGGCATCTTCGACAATATTTAAAAAACTTTTGTAGTTTGGTCCTTGTTCGGAAACCACTTTATGCCAACCTTCTGCTGGTGTATATAAGGCGTGTCCAACCTCATGACAAACAAACAAGTCATAGACTTCTCCTTCCATCTCTTTAAGGATTGGAAGAATCAAGGTTCTTGATTTAGGATCAAATCCTGCGGTAGGAACTTTAGCGTGACGGACCGTGATATTCTCGGAAGCCATCAACTTAGCTAGGATTGATTTTTGTTCTCGTAATTCGCTCATGTTTCTCTCTCGTTCGCTTTTCTTATTCTGTACTTATATTATATCACATCTAGCTCAAAATGTCAACAGAAATGATTATCAATGATTACAACGACTTAGGCGCTATCGCTTTGATATCATTAATGATCTTTTTTGATTTTTTTTTGAGAATGGAGGAGCGTGCCGCTGGGACGACACCCCAGGCCCCTCGCATCTCATTATATCACTGGATAGATATGATACTTTATTATGGTATAGATGAATCCTAGAAAAAATATTGTCATACCAATTTCATGTAATCTTTTATTGATACTGAATATCATTGGAGTCATGACACAAATCAATATGACTCTGCCTATCACTTTCAATGATAGCAATTCTCCTTTAAAGAATACAAAAAGATTTGCGAGCAGAACGCATTGTAACATTACTGCCAACCCTAATATGACCTTATGATTATTATAATAATAATCTTTTAAATTAACTTCCTTCGTTCTATGTTCTTCAATTTGTGGAGCGATCACTTCAGTAACCATAAAAAATAAGAATGGTACTGAAAGATATAATAAAAATGTAAATAAATTCCATCCTTCGTTTGGAAAATAATTCACATCTCTCAGTGGATAAGAAGTCCACCAAAATAATATAATAGTAAAAAAAGTTATAAAACTCATTGCCGTATGTGGCCAATAAAACACAACATCATCATCTGGACTATCATTAAAATTTTTAGCAACTAATGAACTATAGTTAATCATTAATCTCACCATAGATAAACCTAATATCACAAAAGCAATCATTGATAAATGTGAATATGTTACCATACTTCCTCCTATGATTATTTAGAAATTTTGTTGAATAAAGAGATTCTATAAATATTAAGATTTGTGAAATAAAAGGAGGTTAACATTTTAATTATCAAAGGAGGGTATTATAACTAGTTTAATCGATCCAACCGATTTCACTAATGTAGTCTCACAACTCCGTTCCTTTTTTTCCTCACGTAATTTTCAAGAAGTACATACCCAAAGCAGATTATCAATCCTCGCCGCATGCGAAGATCCCACTACAGTTGCTACCTATAATTATAATGGTCAAATATGGCCATTACCACAAACAGGGCAAATGTGGTTAGAATATGAATTGTTAACTAAACCTGATCTGCCAGGTTGTTATTGTGTTAGCACAAGTTACAGGCAAGAACAAAATTCAATAGAAGGAAGACATGAACTAATCTTCCCAATGTTTGAATTTGAAGCTCCTGGCGACTTTGAAGAATTATTAAAACTGGAAAATGATTTATTAATTCATTTAGGATTTCATTGTGATCATGGAAGAGCTCCATATAAAGATTTAGATTTTCCGGGTGGCATGTATCAAAGTGTATTAGCAAAATATACTGGTGAAGAATTAGATGCTGGCCATGAAGAAGAAATGTATCAAGAATATGGAGATGTATTCTTTTTAACCCATTTTCCGGAATCAACAAGTCCTTTCTGGAACATGAAACTTGGTCAACAAGATGTGAAAAAAACTGCCAGCCTTGCTAATAAATGCGATGTTATTATTGGTGGCATGGAAACAATCGGTAGTGCTGAACGTGCAACCGATGTTGATGAAATGAGGAAACAATTCCATACAATATCAGATGGTGGGTATGCCAGTTTATTGTATGATCTATTCGGTGAAGAAAGAGTAGAAGCAGAACTTGATGAATTTCTGGGGCATGACTTCAGACCTAGGTTTGGAGGTGGAATAGGAATGACGAGACTTATTAGTGGAATGAAAAGAGCAGGACTTATGTAATGCCTAAAAGTAGCAATAAAGTATTTCCGATCTACCCAGGTGGACATGGAATACACGACGTGATAAATGAGCTACAAAGGCAAGCAAGAGAAATGATAGATGAAGAAAACTTTTATAAGAAAAATGGATTTGCTAGTTGCTTCGAATGCGACGAAACATATACAGACCTTGATGCGCTTGCAGAGCATCAAATGGGACATCTTATAAAAGAACGGACTCTGGGGTGACGAAACGGTAGACGTGATGCGTTGTTTACGTATTGTCCCTTTTGCAGAGGGGCGTGTTGGTTCGAATCCAACCCCCAGAGCCAATTCCAATGTAAAGATTTATTTATCAGAATCTTGATATAAACCTAGCTATATGTTGAGCAAATGGTAACAAGAGAACTGCCATGAACAGGTTGACTCCTGTATGGACCATGGCTACCTGTTTTGTTATTCCTTGAGGCATTCCATCAGAAACCATTATCCCTGCTAACCATATAGTACCTGTCGTTCCGATGTTAGCTCCAAGAACTGCACCGATTGCTGCGGGGAGAGGAAGTGCGCCACTCGCGACCAATCCGATAATTGCAGTAGTAGAGAGTGATGAAGATTGCCACAAAAGAGTCATCACAATACCACCAATAAACATATAGTAAGGATTTCCAAGAAAGACTTCAAGGTGTTCTAACTTACCCATGCTTTTCATTCCACCCGAAAACATTTTTAAACCAATGTAAAAAATCACTAACCCTAATAGGGTCTGAAAAATGGGATTATTAAATTCCATTAAGCCTCCTTTTTTATATTTCCATGAATCATAAAGTTGTCTATGTTTTTTTTTCATACGAGGTTATCACTTCCATTAATTGCACTCATTACTGATGTTTTCATTATTGATGTATATGCATCTTTTGGAAACTGTTTAAAATATTTTCCAATATTGTTTGCATAAGGTATAAAAAAGAACAAAAAGAATTTGTGTGCTGTTTTATAATTAAAAGACACTCTTGAATTAACACATACTGTACCTCTTGCAAATAATTGAGAAAATAAGAAGCCTGCGGTTTCAGATGAGACACTAATCGTCTCTTCTTCATCAACTACTTCAAATGAGGTCTCTACTAATCCAACCTTAATAATCTTATCTAGGTCATTAATTTTTATATTTAATGAGAGATCACTATCAATAGTATTTTCTTGATTTAGTTTTTTATTGAACTTCAAATAACAATCTTCAATTTGATCTAAAGATAGTGGCTTAACTTTATCTTTTATAATTAGATTCTTATATTTGTCTTTCCAAAATGCACAAGCAGACAGATCATAATGTGTTTTCTCAAGATTGTTTAATGATATTGATTGATCTGGTTTAGGGAATATTAGAAAAGATTCATTAAATAAATATTTGTTAAACACATGATCTATCCAATTATTGTCATTCCAGTAAAAATTTTCTTCATGAGAAAAATATACAAAACTCGCAAATGGCATAATAGCAGTTGGTTTAAACTTTGCTATTGCCTTATCATTCTTACTATCTATTATACTCTGAAGATACTTAGGTATTTTTTTATCACCTTTATTACCAGCCCAATTTGCATAGCTATACTGAAATGTAAGTAAATCAACTTTATCAACTTCTATATCATCTAATACCATTGCATCATTAATGTTTAGTAAAACCTTATCATCAGGATATTTTACTAACAGGCTTGAATCAAAGCCATCACATACAATAGATGTAATCTTTAAGTCACCAATTTTTGTTTCTTCTTTATTCTTAAGCTCTATTACTAAATGACCTTTTTCTTCAAGATACTTTTTTACTTTCTTATCTTTTGTTTCTTGAAAAAGAAAAGTACAACTTTTGTTCAGTTCTCGTAATGTGGGTATTGAAAAGTGATCAGGGTGTTCATGTGACATCCAAATATAGTCAAAGTCTAACTCATTGATGTTATGAGACTCATCGTATAATAATGACCACCCATCACTAAAAGCTGTCCCTTTAAACCAAGGATCACATAGGATTTTAGTTTTAGATGTAGTTAATAATAATGAACTATGATTTAAGAACTGTAGATGTTTATCCATCTAAAGCTCCGTAAAATTCTCCATTAGCAAGTAAATATTGATTTAAAACTTCATGTTGTTGCTTTTCCCCTAAATGTCCTTTGTGTTTTCTATACTCATGAAATATAATTCTATTAGCATCTTGATGAGATATATTTTTTGTTTTTGAATAATGTTTAACTAACCAATCATATATAGTTATTTTCCAATCCACCTGGTCTGTTAATTCTTTACCAGTTAAAAACTCTTCCACAAAAACCGGGACCTTTCCTTCTACCTCGATTAAAGCTTGATCGCTATTAGTTGGACCGTGCTTATAAGTAGGCACCCATAACATAGAGAAAAAATATTTAAATAATTTCTTATACATATTTCGACAATTATAAAATGTCTCTGCCATCTCATTAAAGTATTCATTATCTATAAGAGCATCTAATATAACTTGGGGTAATTCATTTGTATTTACTTTTGTACCATCAAGATCTAATCCCATACGGTTATCCCAATGGGGGCCGACCTTAACACATTTTCGTTCTAATACATAATTCTTTATAGAAAGACATTTCATCCTTTGTTGATGTAGAAAGAAGTTTTCTCTATTACCTGCATAGAACCATGAATCTAATGACCCATCATACTTCTTTGATTTTCTTTCTATTGTCAAAGGATACATTTGACGTTGTGTTGTAAATTGAAGGATCACCATTTCATAATCTTCAACAAGGCAAGTCCTCAAAGCAGCTTCCATATTATTCTGTCCACCTCCTGGCGATGCAAATAGATGAATCTCATGTTGAGGAAATTTCTTTGCTAATTGACGAGGCCAACCTTTCCAGGCATTAAATCCACCTGCTTTATTAAGGAGACCTGCTTGGCTTACACCAGCACTATGAGAGCATCCAATTATTCCAACTTTCATAATCCTTTATATGTCCATAGTTAAAATTAGTAAAAACTTTTTTATAGTAAGGTAAAGTTTTTAAAAATTTATTATATTCAATTTCCCAAAATTCATGATTACAATAATATTCCAAAAAAGGTTTCCAATGAAGACTCTTTTTAATTTTTACGTTTTTATTTCTCATTAATATTTTACTACCTTGAGATCCTTCTACTTCAGATAATGTCTTCTTACCTTCAGCATGTTCTCTATCTCTAGGATATATTTTATCTTCATCAAACCCTATGCTCTTATGAAAATTCTGATATATCAAATATACAGAAATATCAGAACCCTTCTCTTCGAAACATTTGCGAATCAAATGTTCTTGATAATCAAACCCCAACTCTTTATCATCATACATACCATCAAGATGATGCTGTCTTAACATAAAACTTAATCGTTCTGCAGGTCCGATTAATACTTTTTCAATCATATATAAATGGATCTAAATCTTGTTTCTTTTTACCAAAAATCTTTTCTTTAATTTTAAGAAAGAACAGTAACACCTGTTCTCTTAGTGAAAGCTTCGGCTTCTTCTCTTGTGTTGACAATTGGTTGTCCCTTTACATTTAAGGAAGTGTTTAATAATACAGGACATCCTGTTATCTCCTTCCAAATTTTTAATAATGTTATATGAGGTTCTGAATCAACAACTTGTAATCTTGATGTTCCATCTAAATGAACAACACCAGGATATTTCTGTTTAAATTCTTCTGTTGCTGATAATGCGCAACTCATATAAGGTGAATGAAATCCACCATTAAAATACTGTGCCACGTCTTCAGGTAATATCATCGGAGCAAAAGGTCTGAACTGTTCTCTACCCTTTGTTTCATTTATTTTTTGTTTTATTTTTTTATCAGTAGGATCTCCGAAGAGTGTTCTATTACCTAAAGCACGTGGTCCGAATTCGCATTTTCCGTTTGCTACTCCAACCACTCGATCGATCATCAAGTGTTCAATTATTTCTTTGGACGGATACGGTCCTTGTATATCATAACCAAGATAAGGAGTAGGACTAATATGGTTTCTTGTTCTTGCAAGAATACATCCAATAGCAGATCCAGAGTCACCTGGATTAGCTGGTATATAGATATTAGAAAAATAATCAGATAAAAATCTATTGGCACTAACATTTAAAGCACATCCTCCCACGAATACTATATTTCCATTATTTAACTTATGTTGACTTAATAGGCCTAATACTTTACGAAACTCTTCTTCATAAACATGTTGTGCAGCAGTAGGTACATCCTGAGGATGTATTTCTGGTTTCACATTCCACTCTGGAATATTATTACATCCTTTATGCCAGGTTATATTTTTTGTTTCCCAACAATCTCTAATTCTATTTACTACTACATCATATGGATATGATTGTCTAGCAGCAGCCCCCATCATAATATATTCTTCTTCATTGGGTTTCCAACCTGAGTACTGTGTCAATGCTGAATACATTAATCCTAAAGACTTAGGATATTTCCAGTTCCATAATTTTTTAAATTTATGATCTTTAACGTACCAAGTAGTTAATGTTTCCCATTCTCCTATAGCATCAATACATAATATCATACATTCAGTAAAAGGAGATGTATAATAACCATATGTCGCATGTGACCTATGATGCGAGGTATACTTCATCTTATAATGTTTAGTATTATAAGGATGTGGTAACACAGGTGGTTTCCAAGCTGGCTTCTGTCCAGCATACCATCTTCGAGAAATCTTTATACGAGGATCCTCATAAAAATAAATTTTATCCGGGACATCATATTCTTCTCTCACATAATCTAACAAGCTTAAAGGTATTTGAGGATCGTTCTTTTTTCTAGAGAATCTTTCAGCGTCGGTTGCAAATAGAACCTCTTGTTTCGCACTATCATAAACAGCTAAAGCACCGTCATGTGATCCACAAGTAATACCCCAATATATCATATCACATTCTTATTAAATATTATATCATTCACAGGTTCATTATTAAACAATCTCTTTATATAAGATGATAAATTTATATGATTCTCTTCTGTAAAATGATTTGATCTCCAATCTTTAAATGAAGGATCATAATCGTTCTTTATCTCTGCTCGAGATATATCCATTAATGTTATGTCAGGTATAATAAATTTTTCTGTATTTTCTATTTCCGCAGGGGCATATAAATTTCTATTATGTGATGTGGCAAAGTAAATGACCTTCTCATATTGATCGGATAAAGCTTTTAACGTACATCTTGTTTTTGTTGCTTTATGATAGTCCTTATAATTTATATGAAAATATTCTATAAACTTTTTATGTTGATTAAGGTATATCATTTGTGGTGATGAAAGCCATTTATCATTTTCCCACTCTTTCATATCATCAAATAGAACCGCACCTGCATGGCCGGGATATTGTAAGAACTCAAAATGAAATCTTCTTGGAATAGATTCAATAAAAATTACTTTGCCTTCTCTATGCCTATGCCCTTCAAGAAAAACATTCAAAGACCAATCAATACTAGAACCCGCTAAACCAAAAACAAATGAAGGCTCGTCTAAAAGATTGAACCACCTTTTTTCTGATGATATTCCTCCACCCTTTCCATTGAGAGGATCACAATATGAATCACCGAATACATGTATCACAGATCAGTGGCCCCATTGATCATGAACTTTAAAGTGAGAACAATCTTGTTCGTGGTTTCCAGTATTCATATCATATGATAAATCAATACCTGTAAATGAACTCATACTATCAACAAATGGTTTATTTCTAACATGGAGTCTATAAGCCCAATCAGTTCTAACCATTCTATACATATTCCAATTTTCTCTTTGAGCTGTATCGAGATTAAAGATCCATTTCTTATCATTAATACGCATTGTATGTAATCTAAATTTATGTAAAGGGATAGATCTTGAATACCACTTATGTTGCCAATTGCCTATTTCTGTAGAAACTGCTGAATAGAATAATTCAGATGGGGGCGCATATGTTTTATCAAATCTTATAGATGGTATTTCATCTGGATGATATTGTGTTATTTCGTTATTATCTTCTATCCAAATTGTTGCTTTATCATATTCACAAATATCTATGCACCAGCCAGTTGGCGTAGCCGGTTGTGACCAGTCTCCATTTCGCCATATTCCATCTAACGGTTTAAAAAACCATGCTTCATCGGGCACACCAAGCTTATCTCTAGGAGGATGTTCTTCATCAAAAATATTATCACTTCTAAGATCAGGTAGATTCCAAGAAAAATCAAATAGCATTTTTCTCGGCTTATCTTTCCAATAATCATAAGCCGCTTCGGTCAATTTCCAAGTTGATACTGTACCGCCTGGACCATTTAATATAATTTCCATTAGAACTGTTCTTTTTCTGTTGATCCTTCTAATGAACTAAGTTCTGTACTATTAGTACACATTTGATTAATTTCATCAAAATAACTAGCGCCAACTTCACGTTGATGTTTCACTGCTGTAAAACCTCTCTTCTGAGCTGCGAATTCTTTTTCTTGTAATTCAACATAACCAGACATTCCGTTGTCTCTATAGTTCTCAGATAATTCAAACATGCTATAATTCAATGAGTGAAATCCTGCTAGTGTTATAAATTGATATGTAACACCTAGCTCGCCGAGCTCATCTTTAAAGGAACTTATTTCACTATCAGATAACTTCTTCTTCCAATTAAAAGATGGTGAACAGTTATATGCAAACTGTTTATTAGGAAACTCTTTACGAACTTCTTTTGTAAATTCTGTTATTTCACCAATGTCGGGATTACCAGTTTCCATCCAAATTAAATCACAATAGGGAGCATATGAAATACCCCTTGCAACTGCTTGATCCATTCCTGCTTCCACTCTAAAGAAACCTTCATCAGTACGATCACCTGTTATGAATCTATTATCATGTGCGTCAGCATCAGTAACTAATAATGCTCCGGCTAATGAATCAGTACGGGCAATAATAATTGTATCAACACCCATTATGTCTGCTGCTAATCGAGAAGCCTTTAATTTAGATACCATCTCTTGAGTTGGAACTAAAACCTTCCCTCCCATATGTCCACATTTCTTTGCAGACGATAATTGATCTTCTAAATGAATACCTGCTGCTCCTGCTTCGATTAAATCTTTCACTAGTTCATGTGTATTAAGAACACCGCCAAAACCGGACTCAGCATCAGCAATAATTGGCAAAAAATAATCAATATGATTAAAACCTGGGTCACCTCTTCCCTCCATCCATTGAATTTGATCTGCTCTAATAAATGTATTATTAATTCTTTTAACTACTGTGGGTACACTGCTAACTGCATAAAGAGATTGATCAGGATACATCTCTAAACTATCATTAGCATCGCCTGCTACTTGCCACCCCGAAAGGTAAACTGAATCTAACCCAGCCTTTGCTTGTTGCATTGCTTGGTTGCCTGTTAATGCCCCAAGTGCACTAACGTATTTTTGATTCGTTAATTTTTTACGTAATTTTGCTGCTCCTAGCTTTGCAAGTGTGTATTCAATATGGACCGAGCCACTTAATCGATCAACATCATCTTGTGTGTACATATTCTCCTCTATTAGTTTAAATAAAAACTATCAATATCTTTCCCAGCACATTCTGGTGATAATTTCCCCATCTTTTCTATAATAGAATGTAGTTTATCTACATCACTTTTATCTTTGGAAAAGAATTGGGATGATTTATAATTATTTTTTTGTAGATACTCTTTACATTCTCTTAATTCATGTAATTCAAAAACAGTTGTATCCACACATAATTTGTCGTCTACAATAGATAAAAACGCTTCTTTGTTCATATTAGTATTTAGATCTTTCTTCAAGATCAGTAATTTGTCCTTTTTCTAATACGGACATATGTTTTTCGGTAACTGAATAGTTATCGGGATCTTTTTTTGTTTTAACTCTTTTTAATTTTTCCATTTCAATGATCCTACTATGTGTATTCTTTCTTCCCTTGATGCATTTATTTGTGTATGGTGTTGTGTGGTATCAACAACGTATGCTTCTCCTGTGGCCGGTAGATGTATTCTACCATCTTTTTCTAGCAATAAAAAACAATGTTCATTTGTTACTACTGGAATATGTAACCTTTTTCGTGGGTCTTTGTGCCATAGAAAACATGACTTTGGTTTTGATTTAATGATTCTGGTTCGACATAGATTATGTTCATCCATAATTGAATTGATATACGGAAATTCAAATAGATTCACATCCCATTGTTCTTCTTCTTGATCTATTTCCGGCCACATCATTTGGTTTTTACCTTGAGCCCAACCTTTTTCTTTTCCTTGAAGATAAATTTGATTCCAATCTATTCCCATAAAGTTTATATCTACTAGGTCAAATACCTCTTCTTTAATTCTTGATATATCGTATAACATTTTAAAGGTTCCTTAAATTATGTGGGCCTTCCCAGCTTAGTATTTAGATCTTTCTTCAATAATCTTTTGTCGTCTTTCATCTTCAAGTTTCATATCTTCTACTGCCAGCTCGTTTCGTTGCAATCCAACTTCATTATACTTTTTAAATTTTGCTGGGGATCCATACCACAATGTCCCACATTTAAGATCAGCCCCCTTAGGTACGATAGAACCCATACCTAGCATACAATATGAACCTATAACTTGGAACTGATGTATTGATACACTATAACCTATATTTGTATTTTTCATAACATATACGTGCCCACCAAAAGCTGCATTATTACTAATAATACAATTTGATTCAACATAACAATCATGTGCTATGTTAGCATTAATCATCAAATAGCAATTATCTTCTATAGCTGTTAACTTTGACCATTCAGTTGGCATATTTACAGAAACAGCTTCTCTAAATGTATTATTATCTCCAATAGAAATAACACCTGTAGATTTACCTCTAACACTTTGAGCATCTGTACCGATACAAGTATAAGCTCCTATAATATTATTTTCACCTATCTCAACAACATCCCAATTAATAAGAGCTGTCTTATGTATTTTATTTGAACCTACATTATACCAATCATTAAATTCTGCCATTTGTCCCTACAAATAAAGGTTCATATTCATATTGTCTCTGTCCATCAAATTGATATTGCTTTTTATCTAACTCATAAATTATTTGTGATGGAACATTACCTACTAGCCATGCTTTAGTATTTTTTAAATATGACTCTCTACCTTGACGTAAGTGTCTTACAAAAACATCTCTACTAGTCCATATTGGTATTCTATCTTTTTGAAGTCTATATGAAATGTGATGATCAGAAGCTTTACCATTCTCCCAAACTCCTAAAGGATACTTTAATAAAATATCTCTAGTAAAACAACTAGTTGCAAAACTTGCAATTGCGGTTTGAAAATTTCCTTCTTTACTTAATACCTCATCAACGGAAGCCCAAGGAGGATAGTCATCATATAAAGGTCTAACAAGAGATGCATTTTCATCTATTAATGGTAATGCATGAAATGAAACATTAGAATGTGAACTTATTTTATCTCCGTACATTTCCATATTACACCATCCGGTGAAAACATCGTACTTGGGTGCATTAGCTAATACATTATCAAAAGCTCTTTTATAACATATAGCATCATCTGATATAACAATATAATGACTATAGTCAGATTCTCTAACAAACCGATTCATTTCATTTACTACTTGAGGTTCTGTAAATGCTTTAAACCATACTCTAGGATTGTTCCAATTCTCTCTTATAGATGTTATAGCCGGAGGTATTATTCTCGGCTGCATTATCATTAGTACAGGATTCATATCCAATTCTCCAATACCTTTATGTTAAATTGAACATTCTTTAGTTGGTGTAATTTAGGTTTACCGTGGAAGTAAACAATTGAAGCCGTCTCTAATAGTTTTGGATTTGTACATATATGCATTTTATAAGATAAGATACGATCTGGGAATCCAATATCTATTCTTGGAACTTTACCATCTTCATTAAATAACTTTCTCATCATTGATAATTCAGATGGTGTATTCCACGGCTGTAATCTACAATGTTGTAAAACCCAATCTCGTTTATTAGTCCAAACATCCCAAATATAATTAGATGTCTTATCACTAACAATACATATTGCATTACATACTTCATTCTCTGGAATGATACCTATGCCAGACATTGGATCTGTTAATAGTCCAACATCCAAAGGGAATGTAAGGATATCATCAATGTTAGACATTATAACAGTGTCTAAGCCAATGATCATTCTACGATTAGTTGTAATATCTGGACGGAATAATTCTGCTAGGAGTGACCAACCTGGAGAGTTGGGGTCTAGGAAAGGAATGGCGCGGATTGGTTCTTTAAATGTATAGTCATCATCAACTAAACAAACCAACTCAAAATCTGTTGTAATGTTTCTCTTTAAACCGCGATATAATTTATCAGCCCATTCAGCGTTATATATTTCTGTAGAGTGTGGTATACCAAGTCGTTTTCCTTTAAAGAGAGCGCATATAATCGATATCATCATGGTGAAATCCAAATTCAACGGGCGTTAAATCTCCATCTCTTGATAACGCTTGAATAACATCATATTCTTCATCCAATATTTGCAATTCATATTCAACCGAGTCTTTAACTCTTGCTGCCTTCACTTCATATTCCAAATCTTGTAATTCTATTCGTCTAATACTTTTATTCATAATAACTCCTTTAAATATATAGGGAGAAAAATATTAGACGAATCATGTCTATGTCCGGTAAGTAAAACACCTCCTTCGACCGAACGTTGCGACGTTAATTATATATCAAAATGTTCTAATAGATCGTTATAGTCACCAACAAATTTTCCATCTAATATAATTTGTGGTACTTTCTTACTGTTTGTTTCTTGCATAAGATTATAAAACAACTTCTTATCACTATCAATAACTGTATACTTCATTCCTTTTTGGTCTAATAATTCTTTTGCTTTATCGCACCATTCACAATCGGGAACGGACTGATGTCTAACTACAACATTCCCTCTGATTTCCAGATTCATTTTTTTTCATTTCTATTTGTAATTGTTTTATTGGTAGGCTATTTCAAATAGGCCCATCTGTTTTTATAGTTACGTGGTAACCTTGATCTTGTAGAGACTTAGCTATCTTTAGTGCCATTTCTCTATCTATGCAGGGTCTTCTTTGGATATCTTTTTTATCAGGCGCGCTCCACTTGACATTCTCTTTCATCTGCGCATGATAATTACTACTCTTATCATTATATTTAAAATACTCTAACCAAATATTCATTTGATTATTTTAAATTGAGGAAAGCAAAAGGAAAGGCTGTGCTTACCAAAGGCAGCAGCCAATCCTAAGTTGCGTTCTTATTTACGGTTTCCAGCTAAGTAATCTGCTACTTGTGCTACGAAAGAACCTTCAGGGATAGGAGCATTTGAACTCTCTTCGCCTGGATCAAAAGATTGTTCAGGTGATACTTCCTCTTTCTTTTCTTCTTTCTTTTTTTCAGGAGGAATACCCTGTCGAACTTGGCCATACTTCTTTGCCATAGCGCGGTTTTTATCTAACGCTCTTTGATTCGCATCATCATCACCAGTGATCCCTTCATTTTGATCAACGGGTTCTACGTCTTCTTTTTTCATGAATTGAGGGGGTATTTTACCCTTCTTCGGTTTAGCCTTATCTCCAGAATCATCGTCATCATCTGAATCTGAATCATCATCGTCATCTTCCTTATCCGATGGCGGAGCTGGCTTATCTTCGCCGCTATCTTCTTCCTCATCGTCGTCCTCGTCGTCATCACTATCATCATCATCTTCTTTTACTTTTGCTTTAGGTGCTTCTTCAAGGGGCTCTTCATCTTCTTCTGCAAAAAGAGTTTGAGCGATTTTTAATTTTTCATCTTCAATTGCTGTAACCACTTTAGATTCAACGATTCCATGGAACTTCTCATTGGCTGCGTGTAGCTCACCGGATAGGACTAAATCCACCAGTTCTGACGCAGGATTCGAAGGAGTCTCCATAACCTCAGTTGCATCGTCATTATTTACTTCTTCTTGTATTTCCTTATCCGACATTGATACACTCCGTAATTTATTGTCAGTTTCTTATTTACTTTATTTATATAATTTTAGAAGTCCTGAAAACTTCCTGTCTCATCCCATTCGTCTTTTGGGACCTTTTTTACTAAATTAGGATGATTATAATTTTTATTATCTAATATCTTTGTACCAATAACATATTCTAATACTTCAATGCATTTATCAAAACGCATATTATGTATTGTCTCTAATCCCGTTAATGCATTAACAATTGTATCAGTATTAATATCAAGATTCTCCATAACATTCTCAGATAGTAATTTTACATCATCTGAAATTTGTCCTAACTGTACTATAGATTCTTCTAGATCAAATCTATCATATAAAGCACCTTCTGTTATACTCATAATATTCCTTTGGTGGGGAGGGATGGAGTCGAACCATCACAGTCGAAAGACGGCAGATTTACAGTCTGTTGAGCTCACCATTGCACAGCCTCCCCTTATGTTGGGTATTTTAAATTATATTCGTTCATGATCTCTACTATCTTATCACGGACTGTTTGTAAAACTTCCTGTTCCCCCTCTGAATAATATTCTTCTCGGTGTTTAATCTCATTTCTGCAATACTGTTCTAAATCCCACATAGCTAAAGACCAATTCATACCGTATTGTGATTGAAGATAGTTCTCATAGTCTTCAGGCAATTCAAATTCTAATATAGCTTTCATCGGTTTAAATTCCTTACCTTGTATATGGGTTTCATATTGCTTCGTTTTAACTTCAAAGGGCATCGCCGTCTAATGCCTCACTAATAGAAAACCATGCTTCAGAGTTTTGAGATTTGTCACAAATGTATACATCAAAAAAAGGTTTACCTACAATTAATTCATGGTACTTAACACCCCATTTTTTTAATTGTTCTGCAGTCTGTGGTTTCCAAAATTCTGGATTATCAGAATAAGTTCTACAACCTCTTCCTGTCCACATTATAATACGATGACCTTTATCATATAGAGCGTTTATATGATCGATCCGATCCTGCCATGGTTCCATATCCATATAAGTAATCGTATTATCATTTTTTTCTTTTCTTACTGTATCTCTGTTAGTACAAATAGTACCATCAATATCGAAGCAATAATGCATTAATAATTCCTTTCTAATTGTTAACGGACAAGGGAGCCCTGATCAGGAACCCCCTTCTCCTAGTATACCTACACCTGGTCACCAGCATTTCCAATTGTCATCTCAACGCGTTAAGATGTAGTTAGGAAAATTTCCCAAACCGTTAAGTCTTTCCTTATATGGAAAGACATCGATAAGGTGCTTGGTGAGGCCATCACCCAGTGAGCAATAATGTAGTTGATGTACTACATTACCTCCAGCCTTCGAAGATCCCCTGCTCCAGTTTAGGGAGGGCTGACCTTCTAGCCACCGCCTCGGTATACCTATCTTAATCGCGCTTTTGTATTATCAATTGTTAGCTGGGCGCGGACCAGTTTTTTCTTCCGAATTTTTTCTATCTCATCGGAAGTTTTGGAGAGTTTTTTATCCCCCAAAATCTTATTTACCAATTCCGGACCCGCAGTATGAGCGATCACGGTTTTCTCTAAACGCTTTAAAGCATTCTCTTGTCGGACTCGCTTACCTGACTGCATTCGCTTTCTCCTGCTGTATCTTTTCAAAAAGTGCTCCTAAACAAAATGCCATAGCGAAGAACATTATACCCCCAATAAGATGTGTAGTTGTGAGAGTAGATATTATTTCAGAACAATGTGTCATAGCTTCCATGCTTATTCCTTTCTGTTAATTATTATAAAGTTATATTATACTACATTAAAAATAAAATGTCAAGGTAAAAGTGGACTCGCAGGTTGGAATCGAACCAACGTAAATGGTTTTGCAGACCATCTCCTAATCACTCGGACACTGCGAGTTATAAGGCCCCGAAAAATATATATTGATCCATGAATGCCCAAACTTCGTGTGGTAATTCTGCCCATCTACAAGCTTTAATAAAGTGAAGATGAAAAAACATGTACCAATCTTGGCTAACAAAACTAAATGCATAGCCTAATAAAAATCCTAAAATAATATATTTCAACATTATTCTTCTTCTTTTAAAACCCAGTAATATCTTCCATAAGGTAGGGATGCGGTAACACAATAATCATTCAGCTGTCCTTGATGTTCTAGTACACCACCTTCTTCAATTGTCTTCCTATACTTCATAGGACATTCTTCGGGTGCGGTAACCATTATCCATGTAACAATAATAGCTTGAACCGCCATTATAGCTGTAGTTGTTATTATCATCTATGACCTGACCAATTCATATAAGGATCATCATACATTTCACGTTGAGCTTGTTCCTTTCTCAACATTCTAATCATATCTCCACGTTCCTCATCAATCACATGTTGAGGTACATTATCCAATATTTGTTCTGCAATTTGAAAATCAGTAGGTTCTTCAGCAACTTTTTTTGCTATTGTATCTACCATTCCTTGACTCCATAAGTATGTTAACATCTTTCAGACTCTTTTATATGATATGTTAAGTCCCTTTCTAATGTAGCGACTCTCTCCATAAGAATTAATATCTGAGTTTCTAATCTATCAACTCTACTAGTATTAGGTTTAAACGGATTATCATTTTTCATATTAACTTTGATATTCATTGACATAATTTTCAGCCTCATTCATTGTTTTAAAAAACGTTCCTGATCGCTCTTCTCTTTCTCCATCTGTCACTGTCCACTCTCGAACAAAATATTTTCCAGATGTTGGTGAATCGAAAATCGTTTCTTTCTCTCTCAAGATTTCAATAGTTGCATATTTAAATCCCACAACAGGTGCAACAAAATCTTCTGGTGCTAAAATTATATCATCATGGTCTGCAGTTTCTGCAGTTCCATCATCATATTCAACCACGTAAGCTGGTCCTGTCATTGTAAAAAATTGATGTTTAATTTCACCGGCTTCTTCTCTTATAGAAGTTCCAATGACTACTTTATCACCAACTAAAAAATTATTATCTTCCATACAGCCTCTATAATACAAAGAAAAGAATTGTTGTTAAATACATCAGACCACCAAAGACGATGGTCGTTCCTATGAATCTTAATATCTCTTGTAATAGCATAATCTCTCTCATAATAAATTAAAGTTAACCGCCACCCTCCCAACTCTTCGCTTCGGTGGTTGATCACCGGTATGTTAAAACATGTGTGCGATCGTCTGATCGAACCATTCGTAGACAAAACCTACTGCCATTGGTACACATATGAACTGAGTACCAGGAAGTGTAGAACAGAATAAGCTGAAACCGCCAAATAACAAATTACTGTTATCTGCAGTGACAAGGCCAATAGAACTTGTAGTCTCAACGTATGATTTTAACGTTGCGCCAACAAGTGGTTCATAATTATGGAACCCCTCAACCATCTCTTTTGCGATCGTACTTACTTCTGGCTCTATCATATCTCTCTCCGGCTAGTTTTTTTATCTCTGTATATATTATATCACATCTAGACCAAAAAAGCAACAGAAATGATTATCAATGATTTCAATAGGATAATTAGAAACCGTTGATATCATTGCTGATAAAAGATTATCAATGATTTCAATAGGATAATTAGAGGGTGTTGATATCATTGATAAACAAATATCTATAATGATTTCAATAAGATAATAAATTTGTTAGAAATTCTTTATATTCTTTGGGAATATAATGTTTATTATAGTTGTAATCATAATAATGCAATCGTTCTGTTCTATAAAATTCTTTTAAATTATAATGTTCTTTATTAAAAAAGTCAACTGCTACTTTTGCAGCCAAAATAATACCATCATATAAATTTAGATAATATGGTATTAATTTAAGATTTATTTTTTTAAAAGGTTTATTGTTTTTATATGCATAATCAAAAAATAGTTTTAACTCATGTTTATTTACATCAGGAAATATTTCTTTATTATTTGATTGTTGTTTAAATTTAAATAATTTCCGATTCTTATTAATAAAATCTGCATATACATTCAAATCAAAATCGTTATTCCCATAAAGAAATAATGTCATCATGTCCTTTGCATTTTTTAAATGCGAGAAAAAATTTGATGTTTGGCTAAATGCAATTTGTCTTTTTAGTATATTTCCTGTGAAACAATTTAATCCACTATCTTGTGTAAATTGATATATATTGGAGTTTGTATTATCATTAGCAAATCCAGCAGCAACAGAATAATCTCCTAAAGGGGTTCCCGGAAATGGGGAATAGAGTGCATTCCAATAATAATCTTCTTTTCTAAAATTAGATTTAGAAATTAGATCTAAACATTTTAAAGACTCTTGTATAGGGTCTTCATAATAATATTCTTTTAACGGCAAGTCCTTAGATGGCTTTACATATTGTTTTGGTTTAACTGTTGGTAATCCGACTATTGCTTGTGTTCTTAATTCTATATTAAATTGTTTAACATTGTTAATAGCATCTATGATAGTTTCATTAGATTCGTGTCTGTCTAATAATAATTTTCTAATATTAGGATCACCCGATTCTATTGCCATAGATATACCTGCTACTATGTTATTTTTTGAAATAATATTTATTCTATCTTTACCACCTTTACCCGCCAACATTCCTGGTCTAGCTTGTATATAAAATGGTATATTAATTTCTTTCCATCTAACACTTAACTCTTTCCACCATTTAATATTATTAAGAGAAATATCTGCTTGATCAAATATCGCTGTTGTTTTAATATTATATTTTTCATCTAATCTTAATATATCTTTACCTTCTTCGATTAGAGTTTCTATTGGTCTATCTTGTATTATACTAGGAGGTAAAATATTTGATCCATCATATGCTTCTTTTAAATTTTCTATTAAAGAACTTATATAACAATATGTGCAAGAATATGCACAACCAAGAGCAGTAAGAACAGATTTAACTTCACTCAATGCATATATTTTAGTTTTGTCTGAAAAATTAAAAGTGTCTTCATAAAATTTTTCTCTATCCATACGAGGAATATTAGCATAAGGCATAGGATCGTGATATATTCCTGGTCGATATAATCCTAATAATATATCTCTAAAAATATTAATTCCCTTTCCTCTTACAACATAATCTCCACCAAATTCTTTTGCTTCTTTAAAATTATAATTATTATAATGACCGCCAATTATTATAGGTATTGTTTTTTTATTTGAAAATTTATATTGTTTAACCCAATCAAAAAAATAATTACTGACACCGGTATATAAACTAATTCCTATCCAATCGGGTTTAAATTGTTCTATTACTTCATATGTTTTGTGTATATTACTTTCATTAACTAACAAATAATATCGTTCACCATTCATGTCACGAACTATACCACCCAATGCCATTAAAGTAATATTTTCTATTTCACTTATATCATGACTAAGAAATAAAACTCTAGGTTTTAAATTAGGTTTAGTTTGTTGTAAATGTAATTTATAATTTGACCAATCACTAGTTATACCATTAGGTGTATATAAAGTATTATTATATTTTCCTATTATGGATTTAATTTCAGGCAAATGTTCTTCTAGTGGATAACCTAACGGATTTTCTAAATTATCTTTTTTCTTTGGCAACATTTTTTGGTAGGGGGGTCTGAGCTACATCCCTGTCATGACAATATGGGTATAAAATGCAACAAAGGCTAAACAAAAGCAAATAATAATTATATTACGGATCATTAGGTTCCTAAGCATCTTGCATTAATCTTTGAACGGGGATGGGGGACTTTGTATTAGATCCCGTTACATAATGAAGTAATAATTGAACTTGATATATTCCTTCAAAAGGTAATCGCCAATGTACGTGCTTCTTGGGGTCTTGCGTGTATAAAAAAGCATCTCCAATATTTAGCTTTATTGGAACATCGTCATCGATATATAGAGGCCATACAGACCCTTGATAGCTATCACTATAAAGGTAACCTGTAGGTATAGTAAGAGATATTTCACAAACTTCCTTGTCAATATGTTTATTTAAACGTGCACCATTTTCATACACAATGTAATATGAATAAGAAGGATAAATTTCTTTATCTCCAAAGTATCGTTGCACTCTTGGTAAAAAAGCTTTTAACGATGCTTCAGCAAAATGGTCTTTATATCTGCCGTGAGTATCAGGCCCAGGTGTTTCATGTTTCTTTTTGCTGTAGGGCTTAAATCGCTCTAATCGTTCATTGAGAGCATATACTGTAAATACTTTACAATAGTCCTCATCCACAAATCCAGGTATTACTTTAAACATTTAGCTTTGCACCTTCGGCAGCTGCTCTAGTTAACGTATCTATCGGTCTACTATATTCAGTAATCCAAAATTCCCTTAAATCGGGTCCAGGTTGGCCCTTCCATGGCGCTTTTTGATTAAAATAAACTAAAGAGGGAACTCTCATCATTCTAGCTAAATGAGCAATGCCACCTTCTGAACAAATTAAAAATTTACAATTCTTTAATACACTAGTTAACATATAACCATATCGATCAAAATTATATTCGATATTATAGATCGTCCTGTTAGGTCCCAAGCTTGGAACAATAACTATCTTATGCCCATTTGCTTTAAGACTTCTTATCATCATTTCCAAAGAAGTAATATCCACTACCTTTTCTTGATGATGAGGGGATTTTGATTTATGTTGTGTATATAACCATATGGCTACATAATCCCCGCCTTGATGAATTTCTTTTGCTAGCCAATAATCATGTGGATGTTGACTCAATGGCGGTTCATCTGTTTGAGTAAATGTTTTAAACTCATGTGTAATTAAATCATTAGGTTTAAAAAAGTTTAATATTCGTTTTACTTGTCTATGGGTTCGAGGTTGTAAATGCCAATTAATTATTGTAGGTTCACTAGCACTTATATAATCATATGATATCTGATTTATTAAATCCCCAAACCCAGAGCCATATCCTTTATTTGTCCAATACTTGTTTATTTCCATTAATTAATTTTCTATACATTTTATATGCTTTATCTAAAACATTATCTAGGTTCTGAGACATTTCTCCTTGTAGTGTCATCTGATCAATAATATATTCACCTGTGTATGGGTACATAGCATTAATATGTTTGTTAACTTTATCAATAACTATTCTTCGAGTATACATAGATCTCCTTTATTCGTCTACATTAACACATCCTACTATATGACATCTATCCACATCCATAGATAGATTAATTCCAGAGTGATAAACTTCTGTGTTCATTAAATGAGCTCCTCCTGTTGGTCTTATTTGGTGTACAATTTTATTACCTTCATTGTCTTCTATAATATGAAAACTGTCACTATCCCCATATAAGGGAATATGTATTCTCATTCCTAGATCATAATGCCATGATAGACACGATTTAGGTTTTAATAACATTAATCGAGTCCTATACATCTTTAGTTGTTTTATTAACTTATTAGTATATGGCATATCAAATATAGGAACAATAAAATCTTTTTCTTCGTGACCACTATCTTCTAATTCTTTAACTCTTCTCGACCCAAAATAAGGATCATTCTTTCCTTCAAAACACCCTTGTAATAATATTTGACAATTTCCTGATTTCTTCCATTCTGGGTTTAACTTATTAACTGTTTCTTCTACTTCTTTGTTTATCTTTTCTATATCAATGTCTTCTTTGATTGACATAGTTCTATCAGTACTTCCTAATCTAACTCTCAGTGGTGGTTGGGCTTTCCTTAATCTTTCTACATCTTTCATTGACATAGTATTATCTAATTGACTTCTGTTCGCTTTAATTCTCAAATTTTCTAGGTAACTATAATCTGGTATTTCCATTTATTATTATCCCTTGTGGTACAACATTTATTATTATACAGCATTTTTTCAAAAATGTCAACTAAAAACTTCATTAAAAGTAATTTTATATAAAGTATATGTCCAAGTAAGTTCTTCTCCCGACTCAATATCTTTTGAAGCACAAATCCACCACGAGCCATCTTCCATTAATATTTTACTACAATTGGGGTCATCAGAATGATTTCCGAATCCACCTAGAGGTGTGCGAATGTATCCATCTTCACTTTCTTTTCGAGGATGATGTGTAATCCCAATTAATGAATTGGCTTCAATTTTCTCTGTTGCAAAAAGTCCAAGTCCACTAATAGGAGATTTTTTAATTGTTATATAGTGGGGCAGTGGTTTATACATTTATATTATCCAGATGTTTTACTAATAAAGGGTCTATATAATCCTTATAGGATTGATTTCTAACATTATCTAAAATAACTAATTCTCTTTGAAACTTCTTATAATCCCCGTTATGATTATTAATTGCGTTTTGTATTTGTCCAACTAAATTATGAATATTAAATCTATACCATGACTTATATTCTTTTCCTCTTATAGTTGCATGTACAGTATCTGAATCAGCGACAGTTGATATACCGGAATCTATTACTTCTATAAGTCTATCTAATGATTCTTCTAAAAGTTCTATGGGAATATTTTTAATTGATGTTCCCCTATTACCCGGAAACATTTCAGCAAAATGTATATACCAATCAGGAACTTCAAATGATTTACATTTGATACAAATCCATTCAATATAGTCAGCAGCATTTAAAACATTAATACCAGATAACACCATATTAAAATATTGATGTTTAACATTTTTACACCTACTTAAATAACAATCTAAACTATTATTTAAATCACCCCAATTAGAATTGTGTCTAATATAATTATATGTTCTTTGTGTGCCATCTATACTAAATGTGTGGCCCTGTTCTTTAAAGTTGTTTAATAGATTTGCTAACTCAGGTGTAAATTGAGTAGCATTAGTATGGAACTTTAAAGTTGTATTTTTAGCAGTGCCATCTTCAACATACTTTTCTAATACCTTTACAACTCGTCTATCATAAAAAGGTTCTCCACCAGATGCTTTTAACATTTTTATCTGATGAGTATTATTCATTAACCAATCAATTACTTCGTTAGACTCTTTATCATAGATAACACCTTTCTCTATTGGCATTGCTCTATCACTTACGCTCATAAATTCATCGTGAGTACCATTCTTAACCATAGCGTCCACATCTTTACCTATCTGATGAGAACTTCCAACATTGCACATTCTACAAGCTAGGTTACAAAGGTTAGAGAGTGTAATGTCAAATTCAAATAGACCTTCAGTGCCTCCATATAAATCAGAACATTGTCTAAACGATTCTAAACCTTTTTCTTCCATCCTCCAGCAGACAGAACATGCTTCATTCTTTATACCATTCGTTAAATCGTTTCTTAACTTTTCGTATTGAGGAGAATTAAATATTTCAAGGGGATTCATTCCTGCTAACGCCTTTTCGGAAAGACCCATGTTGTAATGCATATCTGCAGCCTCTCCCTTTTGTTCCACAGGATTCATCATCATACAGCAAGGCGTTACATTTGTTGGTCGTCTACCATCTGTAGACCACTTTTTAAACGTCATAGCCTTAAAAGGGTAATGGCAATATGTTGGATGGTCTTTAGGATTCATATATCATATAACATGTCTGTCACTTCATTGCTTTTATATTGCCGATGAGTATAACTACACCTACTACATACTTGGCCCATGCCTTCTATGTAGTCTCTTCTTTTATCTATATGATCTGAAATTTTATAATTGGTAGGTTCTTTACAAAGAACGCATAGATCTATCTCTTCCGATACGTCTTCGGTTTTGGTCCGTTGTGCACTTTGACTATCCATCCACGATCTCCGTCTGGAGTTTTATATTCTAAAGTAGTTTCGATCCAATAATCTTTGTCTTTCCGGGCTCTGCTTCTCGCGACTAATACGTGATGTGGCTCTTCCATATATTTATTTATGGAGCGAGTAGAAGGAATCGAACCCTCATCATGAGATTGGAAATCTCAGGTATTGCCTTTATACGATACTCGCTTGGTCACGGGGAACTCCGTCTTTCTAAATTACTACCTTTGTTATTCTCATCTACACATTGGTAATAAGGTAATTTAGCGTCTCGATTAAGATCTCTAGTCCCTCTTTGAGGGCCTGGCCCTTTAACCCAATGCCCAAAACATCCTGCTGTACTGCTGCAACTAACAACTATCCATGTTGCCATCATTGTAAAAATTAATAATAGCCTTTTCATTTTTTTCCTAATGGTAGGTGTTGCTGGGATCGAACCAGCGACCTGATGCCTGTTAAACACCTGCTCTCCCATCTGAGCTAAACACCTATTAAGTATCGTGTCTATTTGTTTGTATCGGAATGTTTTTGCATTCTTCTTCTACTTGTTTTTGTTTTTCTTCTCGATGATCTTTCATAGCACAGATTCTTTTTATTAATTCATCCAAATCTGTATTTGTTAAGTATGGCAACCATGAATTAATTGCTACTACCATATTTGGATGTGAATACGGCATTTCTTTTTTATCAATGAAAATTTGAACTTCTTTCATACTATATCATCGGGCCAGGTGTGCCGCGATACGTCCATTGAACGTTTTAACATTTCTATTGTATCTTTTTTTTGATGTTCTGGTAATTCAGAAATCGTTTTTTTAACAACCTCCCAATTAGCACTTATAGCTTCTCGTTGTAATACTTGAAGCATTTCATGTTGTTGTAAATGTTCTGGATGCTTTACCTGACCATCCGGATGAGGCATTAATATATGTCCCATTATTTTATCTGCTTCTCTCTTCTCTGTAGCATTCTCAAAGTTATACTTGTGCATCTAACATCTCCTTAGCTATTTTCTTTCTCTTTTCATATCTTTCCATCCATTCAACATTCAATTGCTTATTCTTATCTTGCATGGCCTTGACTATTCTATCACGTTGATTGTCAAAGTACTCTCCGAAAGATGTTTTATCTTTTGATTCTATATTCATATTAGGGCTCCAATATTCATTTTTTCCTAATTTTTTTTTCTTCCAACGTTTGCAGGGAGATTGTGGTTTAATTTTATCAGTCATGTTTCCTCAATTCGTTTCTTTTTTAAATTGTCTTCTATAACTTTGACTGCTTTTGCGGCTTCTTCTAAATCTACTTTAGGATTAAGATTTATATTTTTACTTGTTCCCCACATTTGTTTCATTGCTTCAATATCCTTTTTATGATCCTCTTTACTTTTTTTTGGAAGTATTGCGAGAAATTCTGCTGGTGTAATCCCTGTCATTCACATTCCTTTGTGGCGGTCCCAATGGGATTCGAACCCATGTTGCCGGCGTGACAGGCCGGTGTCCTAGGCCGCCTAGACGATGGGACCAATAATAAAAGATTTGTTGGGTAGAGCTCTGGATGTGCGAATGAGAGGGTATCACCGAGTGACACATCATTCCCTAAGTTATGTATCGTCCGTTGGCGCATACCGTTGGCCTTCCCACATAACACCTTAAATTTCTCCAGAGTAGAGCACTTGTACAAGCCTTGCCGGTCTACCTCCGAGTGACCTACAAGCTGTCGTTTACCCAACAAATCAATTTTGATGTTTATTACTTGTTATAGATATTTGGATATTTTGGTTCACAACTCAACCATACTTGATCTTTACCCCTTGGTGATTCTCCTAAACCTTTATAAGTCCTTATAGGATAATTCCAATTTGTTTTGAAATGAAAATTCATATCTGGTCTTCTTCCTTGATGATCTAGATTTTGTTTTCCCCATTTACCTTCAGCATATGTTGTGCCTTCTGATATTATTGTTTCATAATAATCCCAGCATTCTTTCTCTGTGTTGAATTCCTTATCTATTACTCTCTCTACTGGCATCCATGTAAGTACCAATGCTATCCAGATCTCAGTCATCATCATCCTTCCGCCAGAAGGGATCTGGTACCCATAATCCTACTGCTGATATCCATTCTCTTTTACTAGTTACGAATTGTAACCTTTTGGCATCACTATAAGATACCTTATAATATTCTCTACATCGATCGCACATGAAGTAATCTAATCCTACTTGCGCCAGGTAGATGATCCTGTTATATCCTTGATCACACCAATCACAACGATAGCACATATTAGTATGCTTCAAATCAGCGAATCCACTATCATATCGCATTACTGGCATATCACCATTTTCTTAGCTTTAGCATCAACAATATTCGTTTTTCTTTATATTCTTCAAAGGTAGAAAAATTAAAAATCCGAACTCCCAAATAAATTAATGCAAATCCCAATAATGCTACATGAAAATGTGGCCAGATGAAAGATACACCAATCAGTATTGTCAACAACGAGAGCATCCACCCTCCATACTTTATCCATTTTTCATTCATAAAACCTTATAAACGTTTCCTTAATAGCCTCTTCCTCTGTGAACCCTTCTTCTAAGCACTCCTGATATAATATTATAGGTATATCAATTAACTCTTTTAAACGTGTTTCTACTTCTTCTAATGTCATGGTTTTATTTCTTTCATAAGCTGGCTCCCCGAGCGGGATTCGAACCTGCGACCCGATGATTAACAGTCATCTGCTCTACCACTGAGCTACCGAGGAATGTAATTAGAACGGATCGTATATTATCTCTTTTCCTTGTTCAAGGCCTGGCAACATTGGATATCGATAGGCATCTAATTCTTCATGCATGCAAGAACACTTATCTTCACATACTTTTAACAAATCCATAGCTTCGTTATTTGCACCTACTAGATATTCAATACGCTGCAAATAATTTTGTTCTTTTTCAACGAACTCTTCTAAGACCTCTTCTCTAATTGATTCTCTTAGAGCACCCCATGATGTAACTGTTTCATCATCTCTTATTCTTTTTTTATTTTTATTTTTACTCATAATATATACCGATTAGGGTTAAAAAAAAGAAAGACCATGTGTCCGTCCTTGTACGTCGATACCTGGAACCTTTGGCCTGCGAACTTCTCACGAATCGTCATCGCCGCTCCAGTGTATGTGGTTACTGTCACCAAATTGATGACTGCTTATATCCACAACATTCACACATAACATTCTTACCTCAGAGTCATTGAAGGGGAAGTTACCCTACAGCTTCGGTCAACGAACCTCCGCCGTACCTCTGACCACGATCTACCACTAACTCAGAATGCTTAGGTCTTTCTATTTATCAGGAAGTCCATCAAACACGGCCTTTTTAATTCTGGCACGTGGGTGTCCTTCATCTAAGAATTTTGTAAAAGCTTGAGCAACTGTCAGGTCTTCAAAGTAACATGTATGTTCATATACTCCTGTCCAGTTATCCCAAATCCATTCGGTCTTATCTAATTGCTTCAACCAGGCCTTAACGTGGATGTCCCAATCAGAATGAAATGCAACACTGAAACCATTTGGCTTCCATCTCTGCTTATATTCAAAAATCTCAATGGGTGTCATATTCTAATTCTGGTTCCGGATATTCTCTTGGTTCCATATGAGATTCACATGTATATTCATGAATTGTGGTTCCGTCCGAACATTTAATTTCTTCGAATCCAAAATCCGGTTCTTCGTCTGTATCACTCAGACATCCATACTTACAAACTATCATACTCATAATTTCTCTCTCTATTTAGTTAAAGGAAGTAGGTTTATCACTAGCTCTGAGCTTATTCCAGCTTACACCCACTCCCAATAATTGTTATTTATTTTCCTTGCAGCAATACAATTGCCTCACCTACAAACGGTATCTCATAGCTATCAGTCATCAATGTTATACATGTGACGGGAATACTCATAGCTATCATCAAGGTTATAATTAAAAAATATTTCATATTGCTGCTGTTAGACGTTCGACAAACTTTACGTGTCCTTTTGGTCGTTTGCCTTTATATTGAAATGTATATGTTCGCT